GTGTGGGCTCGGAGGCCGGTTTCGGGAGTTGACCACCCCCTCCGTCAGTCCCAGACGCCGATTGGCGCTGATTGCTCTTCGATCTGCTTGTGCTTCGAGTGACATGTCTCACAAAGACACTGAATGTTCTTGTGGTCCCAGAACAGTACTTCACGTCCTCTGTGTGGTACTATATGGTCAGCAACTAGCCTTGAACTGTTGTGCTCAAGGTGTCCGCATCGAGCGCAAGTGAATAGCGCATCAAGGAGAACCTGCCAGCGCAACCGCTTCCATCTGGCTAGACTGTACCACCTACGCCACGGTGCGTTGTCCCTAGTGGGTGCGTCCTGCCTGTCCATCTTGGCTGCGCTGCCTATGCTACTAGACAGCGTACCTATGGTTGGGGCTAGGCGGGTTAGCCTGCTCATGACGCCCTTACGAATGGCACCACGTTGTCCACCTCAGCGAATGTCACATGGTCAAGGGGCACAAGGAACACAGCACACTGCTTACCGTTGAACATACTCATGCCATTGAACTCAGCACCAATAGCGTATTGGCCGCCCACCTCCAGGTGAACAGCCGCCTTGTGGTCTCTACGAAGTCGGATGTTGCTCATGCGTTTCTCCTCACGCGGCTATGGATTCGGGTGCGTTGTCGTTGGCAGCAAACATGCTTGCCTGTGCCAGATGCACATTGTTCCATGGGTGAACTGGTGCGCCGTCTTTCATCATGAACCAGCCACTGGAAGATGCTGATACACCCACAGCCATGTTGTGCACGGCCTGCCTATTGAGGCCGTACTTCTCGACAAGCCCCATGCGAGTACCAGTAAAGGTGCGGCCATCCTTATGGCGGAAGGAATACACCTCCTTGATCGCTGTGCCGGCTCTTTCGCCGGAGCAGAAGTGCCTGCCATCCACCCCATCTGGATTGTGTCGCGGGCAAAACCATCCTTCCGCAGCATGACACTGACCAAGGACCAGCCTATCGACCATCACTCTGGAAATGCCGGTGTGGTCTGCGATCTGCCACCTAAGCCCGGTAAATTCCGTGTCGTGGTTGTCGATGCGCTTGATCGTGTAGGTGTTGGCATCTCTGGACGTACGACGGCCGGCTCGCAGTCTTTCGACAACATCGGCATCAAGCATCGCCGGAACGAACCAGCCGGAAGCAGACTGTGCAGCGCCGATGAGCACGTTGTCCATACCGCGGCCACACTCGCCAAGCTTTTCTCTGAAGGCATTACGCGTGCCCGAAAACGTCTCCCCGGAAGAATGCTCGAAATCATAAATGCTTGTATCTGTGGCGTGGTGATTTTCGCCTGAGTAAAAAGACCGAGCGAGCCTTATTAGGCGTCCGTACCGCTCTCTTGCGCGGGGCTCCTTTGCAGGAGAGCGACCTTTAGAGCCTCCTAGCCTTGCCCCTGCCATGATCTGTACAGCAGCCCACAACTTGCCTCCGTGCGCTTTAGCCAGCAGCAGATGCGCAAAGAAATGGTCTTCCGGACGAAGAGCGATCAGATTTTCCGTCTCGTTTTCACCACCCATGCAGCGCGGCAGGATGTGGTGAACTTCAACGTACTCGTCGGCAGCCGGAGGATTGGCGCGACGATCGGCGATCAATTGGTCGTAAATTCTTGCATAGTCCACGGTCTCGACTCCGGTGGATGGTTCGACCTCAAATAAGAACAGCGAGGAGCCGAAGCTCACTCGCTGCTATTGGACGCGAGAGGTCGAGAATCGCGTCAATCTGAAATGCTACGCAAACACCACATCCACCCGGTCGCCACGCAACCAGGACAGCAGGCGCTTCAGGTTGTTGTTAATGAGGGTCATGTCGACTCCACTGAAATGACAATAGGTGTGCGCTCAACCACATCGAGCGCCTTGCCCAGCTTCTTGGCCGCCTTGGTTGCGCGCTTGACTGCCGCAACATAAGCGCTCGTATCGGCCACCAGCCTCACCTCAGCCATGTCACTGCACCCGAACGATTGCGGCGCTGGGCAGTTCGACGAAAGAGATGTCGCCGTCGCTATCGCCGTAGGCAGCTTCGACCTCGCCGCAGCCCTCGCAGTAGTCGACTACCGTCATGACGGGGCCGCCTGACTTGAGCATGACCAATTCTCCCTCGACGAACACGTCGTATTCGGGGATTGGCATGCGATTGCGTGTTGCTGTGGGCATGGTGTTCTCCTCGGTGAAATGAAAAACCCTGCACCGGAGTGCAGGGCGAATGCCGATGCGAGCAGAGCGGCGGACGGTTGGTGCCGGCTGCAGGAGTCGAACCCGCGACATCCGCATTACAAGTGCGGCGCTCTACCAACTGAGCTAAGGCGGCAATGTCCAGCATGTTGGACGCTAAGTGGCTTAGTGTGCGCGTTGCTGCACATTGAAACTGCGCCCGCTCAACCATTGCTGGGAGCGGGCTGACTGCGACGCTGCGGAGGAGACGCGCATCGCAATGCTATTGCTGCCGGCGCCCATACGGTGCGCCTTTGGTTATCCGCAGAAGCGCGCCGTGGCTGGATTCAGAGCGGGGCAGCAATTTCGGGATAGTTACCCGGAAACGTTCAGCGGTGGCGCCTACTGGCTTACGCCAGCTCCGCCACATAACGCCGGGTCCGCCGCAGCGGAATGGTGCGGGTCGCCAAAGGCGACCCTTCACCAGATTGGTTGCAACTTTGCGTTCTGTGCACCTAGGCCCGATTTTTCTTCAGTGCCGCAGCGTAATTATCGTTTGCAGCAATCAAGGCCCGCTTGCCTCCCGCACGGTGGGCATATGCAGGCGAATAGCCGGCCGCAATCCCTATGTCCTTTAGTGTTCGAGCATACACTGTCGCCTGAAGTACCGCCTGGTCCGGCAGACTGATCTCCTCGAATGCCCGACGTTCCTCTTCCTGTTCAGCCATTGCGACGCCGATATCCACCCAGTTCGGCGCACCACCCTTGCCTGAACTGCTGATCTTCATCCCGATGAATTGTGCGGAGAATGAAGCGGTTCCGCTGGCAACACCTGGCGGGCATTTGGTGATAGGTGGAAGCACAGGAGTGTTTTCGTATGCTTCAGCCAGAATGGATGCGGATTCGTCTCGAGTGTACGACCGACCCTTTCGGCGATTTCGAGTGCCGGGCACGTATTTTCTCGGCGCCACCTTGAGCTCACGGCAGATCGATCTGTTGCTCAGTTCTCCGATACTTGTCGAAATGCCTCCACCAGCAAGTGCGCCGACGGTCTCTGAGGTGCCCAGCATGGCTCCTAGGGGCATAACTCTCTCGGACTGAACCACGTATCCATCGGGACCAATTGCGAGCACCTTCTCCCTCTGCTTTCCATCAGAGAAACGCAAAGTTCCAATGGCTACAATCTGCCCATCCTCGTTTCGCTCTACCTTTGATGGGTCGGGCTTGCCGAACTCGTCAGTGTATGCCCTGACGATCTGCGCGATAGAGGGCGTAATTTCGAGGCGATGCTCTGGGAACAGCCCCAGCTTGGTTTCCACGTCGATCAGCACCTCATCCTTGACCACGGTCCAGGTGGATTTCACTGGATCAGGTGCATGGTCTTTGGCTCGCTGGAAAGTAAGAACTGCGGCAAGTTGCTCGCCAATGGTGCCGCGAAATGACATCTTCTTGCTCACGCCTCAGTCTCCTTATTCAGCCCCATCACGCCTTCGAACACTTGGCGCCTCAGGTTCTCCAAAGCCTTGTACTCGGCCTCCGCGATGTAGATTGACCCGCGCCCGACGCCTCGCGCGGCGATGTTTTTGACAAAACCCTCATCAACCGGATGGATGAATTGCTGGTAGTTCTTGAGGGTCCAGTGGCAAAAGTACGTCCACTGCTTTCTCGACATTTCGATACCAGGAACCTGAAAGCGCTGGCCCGTTCGCTTGTCGAACCACCATTGCTCCAACTCGTTGTCGTTCGCCGCTTTGGGCTCTCGCACATACCAACCACAAGAGCCATCGTCCCTCACAACGAGGTACTTGATGTCGAAGCCTTCATTTCGCTCTTCCATCTCGCGGGCTGCATCTGCCCTCGGGCCCTTTGCTGTCAGGGTAAACTCCTGAGACTTCACGTCGACACGAATGGTTTCGTCGGCATCCCAGTTGACGGCCAGAAGGTCTGCTCGGCCGTTGGGGGAGATGTTCCGAAACACATCATAGCCCTGCTGGAGAAGCCACGCCGACGCTAGGTGTTCGCTTATGGCACCCTTCTGGCCTGGGCTTATCGTAATCTTGCCGCCCATGGCGGTCGCGACTCTGCTCACCTGCTCACCCAGTTATCATTCGCCGGCTCGCCGAGCCATTCCTTCACCAGGGCAACCACATCGGCCGCGCCCTGCTCGATTGTCTTCCCGCGTACCACTTCGACACGAAAGCCAAGGTGCCGATGCAGGGCATGGCGCTTGTGCTGGTCTGCTGAGATCAGTGTTTTCGCCGCCTTCAGTTCGATCAAGAGGACGTCTCCACCGAGCTTGTAGAGCCGCAAGTCCTCTTCGCCGGCCTTGATACCCGTGGCCTTTGAGATAGTGCCGCGCCTCTTGCCGGTGTTTCCATCTGCGGCACAGGTGAACGTCACGCCGGGGGCGGCTTCGTCACCATAGCCCGGCAGGCGCTGAATCTGCCTATAGGCCTCTGCCTGGATCTGCCACTCCAGGTCGTCGGCCTCGACCAGCTTCGTTCGGGTCACCTTCGTGCCGTTCGCTAGCGTGGTGGTAGTTTTGGCGCGGCGGAGCCGGGTCATGCCATTAACCAGATGGTGCCAATATCGGAGAACACCTCGCGGAAACGCTCTGGGTTTTCACCAAAATAGAAAAACGACTGACCCATTGCTGGGGAGTTTGATGCACGAGTAGGAGACTCGAATCGTATCCGGCCCTTGGTCAAGCAGAGACGGGAGCAAGCAGCCTGTAAGTCGTGGTGCCATCCAGTATCTGCGCTGTTGTTGGTGAGAACAATGGCCTGCTTGATGTTGCCCTTGCTGATTTGAACAATCAGATGTTCGACGAAATTCTGGATCTCAGGATTGGAGTATGGCGGGTTCATCCAAAGGTTGCCATGCCAGTCTTTGTCGAGACCGTTGGTGTCTATGGTGTAATGGGTTTTGGCCTTCACGACTGATTGTGCTGTTGCGTTGCTTGCGGGGTCTACGTCAATTGAACCCATCACTTCGCGCGCCATTTCGATGTAGCGCGACGGCGTGTACCACTCGTTGTCGCCCGAGAAGGAATTTAGGCGAGCGTTGATTTCGCGAGACACCGCCGCACGTGATGGCTCGACGCCTGAATTAGCCAGAACGCGGGCTACTTCGCCGGTGATGCCTGGAGAGGCATCTTCGACGTCCCGAACCTGACGAGCGTGAAGCACCGCCTTTGTTGTTAGGCCGATCTCCCGGACAGTCGGAGTAATATTCCCGTCAGGAACATTTGACATGTTCCCCTTACCCCGAACTTCTCCCCTCGCCTGCGCGGCATCGTATTCGTCGGCCAGCCGTCGTTTTGCCATCGCTTCAATTTCAAGCGCATCGGCCTGCGACCTGTAGACCGATGTCATGACCTCATCGAAGGCGCCCTTAGACTTGGCGAACCGTGCCGCGGCTTTTGCTGCATCGTATGCGAACGCTGCAGTTGCCTTGGCGTCCAACACCTCTGCGGCGCTGGTGGCGTTCGCTAGGGCTTGCGACGCCCTCATCACCAAAGCTGGCAATGACGCCACCTGCGTAGCAACCTCTCCAGAACGCCCGCCTTCGATAACTGCCAAGCTTGTCATGCTGCTGCCTGTGATTTTGCCGCCACGTTGTCGTTTGCGGCGCGTCGTTGAGCAATAAATTGTAATGCGGGGATGATTGCTGCCTCCCGTTCGGCGCCTCGCAGCGACTTGTCGACGATACCGAGGTGTGCCGGATTGACGTCAAGATAGTCACCAACAAGCGAGACGACATCGAAGTCGTCTGGGACCAAAAACCCTGTCTCAACGAAAATCGATATGCGATGTGCGCAATGCCCCGGATGCGCCTTGTTGCCATCTCGGTCGACCAAGTTGAACGTTCCGTAGGTGTATTTCTTGCCTTCGGTGGTGTTGTGGTTCGTCGTTGTTTTTCCGCGCCAAACGTGTGGCCCGGTTTTGTAATCGCCTGGGATGCCGATGTTCTTGTTGAATGTCTTTATGTCGCCTCTTCCGCGCTCTGCCTCAGTCAGTCGAACTGCCATTCCACCCTCCTGCGATATGCGAATATATTCGCAGGAGTCGGACGACGATGCAAGATATTATTCGCTAGGGAATATCGAGGCGACGCACATCACAGAAAACCCCGTCCAGACCCTTTCGTGTCTTTTATGCGCGGTCTCTTATATAGACCCCTAAATACGCGAGAATTTTGTAGTTCCTTCAAAACACAACACAAAAGACATGAAAGGTATAAGCTATTGATTATGTTATATAATAAGAGGGACTTTCGTGTTTTTGAGATACCCTTTCGTGCACACAAAAGGGTCGGAAAAAACCTTTCGTGCAAACACGAAAGGGTCTGAGAGCACGAAAGTTGACACGAAAGGTCGGAGCCATGGAGGGCAAAAAAGAACCCGCCGAGCTGGTGCTGGGCGGGTCAAGTTTGGGGGAGGAACTTAGTGACCGGCCCCACTGCGGAGGCCGGCTGAAGCTTGTTACACCACGGTTACCAAGCTCAAAGTGCAGCGTTCGAAGATGAAATTGATATACCCTTCGACCTTGAACCACTTCGCCAATTCGTAACCTTTCATGTTGTCTTTCTGCCAGTTCAATTTGAGCGCTTTCCTCGGGAGCCAGAAGGTACGGAACGTGCCGGACGCCTCGTCATACGCCTGAAATTGAATTGCCTTCTCGGTGCTATCAATCTCGGTTGCCGTTACGCCGGTCGTTGCAATGGCACAATGGGCCTTGGCATGGCTGGTACGGATATAAGCGTCGGTCATTTCCATCTCCCATGAGGCTGCGCCCCTGCTTCGTTGTCATCATTTATATTCGCATATATTCCCTTAGTCAACAATAATTATGCGCAAAAAGAAGGGGCGCCGAAGCGCCCCTTTTCCGTGCCATCACCACAGCCAATAAAGCCGCTTGGACGGCCTGCCAGCGGTCTCCCGCGTCTCCTCCTTGATCATGCCCGCATCTGTCATGTCCTTGAGGATGTCGTCTCGCTGCCGGCTCTCTATGCCCTTCACCTTGCGAGCCAGGATGCCCCGCGTAATCCCCAGCTTAGCCGCGTCACGGATCACCCGCTCAATGAGCTTGTAGTTCGCCTCGCGCTGGTTGTCGGCGAGCCGTGCCGTTACCTCCTTGATCATGTCGGCCGCACAGGTCCACGACAGCGACGCCGCCCATTCGAGGATCGACTCCGTGATGACGGGGCGCTCCGGATCCTGTCCGATCGCCACAATCATCGCGAGCTTGATGGCGTTCTCGGCAATGCGCCGGACAAACGGCTTTGCCTCTGGCGCAACCTTGGCCTCGTGCTCGTCGATGCTGTGCTTGATCGAGGCGAACATCGACAGCGCGTCCGGAGTCCACGGCACGACCTTGGGTTTGTTCTCTCCGGGGCCGCGGGCCTTCTTGACGATGCCCGACAGGTTGCCGGTTCTGCGCTGCACAACGTCAATGCCGGCGACGCGGGACATGCGAAGCAACAACTCTGCCGGCACTAGGCGCACATCGCGCTGCGGCTTCACCACGGGCGGTTTTTCGCCTTTGACGTAGAACAGCACTAGCCGCGGCAAGAGCCCGTCCTCGGCGCTGGACGACGAAAGCGCCGTCCAAAACTGGTCAGGCGTCGATGTGCCGTGCACGCAGAGGTTCGGGTTGTAGATGCGCTTTGGTGGACTGCCACGGTATGCCGCGCCCTCAAAGAACGTGCTCGACGCGGAATAGTAGTCGCGCAAGTCGGTTGAGATCGCCTTCTGGTGCGCGCCTGCCTTGCGGTCGGTGATGTCGCGAATGAACCCGCCGAACTCGTCGATCTGGCAATTGATGGACGGATTCGCCTCGAGCACCTCACGCAACGCCGAGGCCGACATGATACGCGCCGGGCCGCTGAACTCGTCGAACTGGCCTTGGCTCTCCATCAGCAGTCGCTTGATTTGGCTGCGAGCATGCTCCTTGCCGAAGCCAGAGTCCGCCAGCGCCACGGTGTAGATGTTGGGGCGGGTGTCGCGGCTTCCCGTGGAATAGCGTGAGCCGGCCAGCGCCGCGACAAGCGGGATGACTGCGGCAAGGGCAAGGGGGCGACTAGGCTGCTCCGCCGACGAGGTGATCCAGTCGATCAGGTCTTCGACCAGGCCGCCGGGCGTCGTCATGGATTCCAGGTCCGCCACAGCGTCGAGCTGGTACTCCGCCGTTTCTTCTGGCTCGGCATAGAGCTCGGTGGGCTGTTCGACCGCCTTCTTTGCCTTGCCGTTCTCAATGAGCCGTGTGACGTCAACCACCGGCCAATTATCGACCTCGCGCTCTGGAATGATGCGCGGCTGCTTCATGCCGGCGTCTAGTCCGCGCTTGATCTTGCGCCGGATTTCCTTCTCGCCGTCCTTGGCCACAACACCATTGGCGTAGGCCGCATCGAACAGGCCAGCCTCGGCCTCGCCGCGCGACAAGACTCCAGCCCCGACCAATGTGCCCAGGCTGAAGGCAGACCGGTTCACTGCCTCGCCGCGTCCGCCTTGGCTCGTGCTGGCGAGCTGGTTCAGTTCCTCAGACACGGCGCGCTCGACATATGCCGAGTTGTCGCCCTTCTGGTGAGTATAGTCCGTAGTCACCGCCTCGCGGACATCTTCAGGCGGCAGCACGAGCTCGAGCAGCCAGTCCGGCGCGTCGGGCACAGGCGGCAGGCCCGGTTCGTCCCAATCGAGCCAGGTGTATTCCGCGCCGGAGGCCAACACCGAGCCGGGCATGATGACGTAGCCGCCAGCGCCACGCACATCGATGCCGAGACCGAGCTTGCCGCGGTTGCGCACGCCGGGCACGTAGCGGAAATAGTGGTGCTCGCCGCCGCCTGCGGTCTTGGCGACAGCGGTGCGTGGCAACTCGCCGTGCTTATCCTCAAGAGCCGCCAGCGTGTGATAGCCGTTGACCACGTCGCCGTTGTCATCGGTGTGCACATCGATGTCGATCACGAAGGCGCCCATCTGCTCGCCGGTGGGGGCACCAACCATGGACGTGGGGTAGCGCTCACCGAAGAGGATTCGGACGACGCGCTCGCTGGTCGTGGCGCCCTTGAAGCCGTTTGACACGCGAGGCGTTTTGGCCTTGAGGATTTCGACTTCGCCGGTTGCGGGATCGGTGTTGCCGGTCTCCTCGTCGACCTCACGGCACGGAAATACGGGAATTCCAGCAGCGATGTAGGATAGGGCTAGGTCTAGGGTGGTCATGCTGCCTCGCGCGTGATGGGATTGTCGTTGGCCACCCGGAGATGCGGCGCGTTAGCAAGGAACACCGCCTGCGCGAATCCCCGCGGCGTTGCGGACCGAATGTTGCCGCGCTCTTCTCCGGGAGGCGCCATGTGAATGCGGTTGTCCGGGTAGTCAGGGTTTGGCAGCAGATCGGCTTCGGTCAGTCGGCCTCCTGCGGCCTTCAAGCGGCGGGCGTTCTCTTCTTTAATCGCGACGCCGCGCGCGTAACGCTCCCGGTCATAGTTATGCTGTGGCATGACCATGCCCCCCCCTGTCCGGAGACATGTGGTCTTGGTGTAGTAGTCATCCGCGCAATGGCCGCTGTACTGCCACGGGTGAAAAACTTCGTCGGCCGGACCGAAAATGTTGGTGAAGACCGAGACCGGGTTTTCCCAGAACCATGGCGCACCCGACAACTCGCCCACTGTGCGGCATTGCTCCGCGACGATGGCCGCCTTGGCCTGGAAATACGGATCTTTGGCCCGCTTGACCTCAAACCAGCGGGCCCCAGAAACGGCGACGTCGGTGCATGGCGGGAAGCCGGCAACAAACGCCACTCGGTCTTGCCGAATGGCAGCGCCAATTTCCGGATACGCGCCAACGATCGTGCGGGCTAGTCGGGAGGTCAGACCATCAACGCTGTCAACGATGTGCTGCGGGTCCACCATGATGACGCGATAGCCAGCGTCCATCCACGGTTGTGCCATGGCGTCGGTCAGGTTGCAGAGCAGGATTACGGTGTCTTTGCCCATCAGAACGGCGTCCCTGTTTCGACCGCATCCCGAACCCCATCCCCGCAGGCCGACCACAGCTTGCGGACAAACTCCTCGACGGTTTCGGATTCCCACTCGCCCATGTCAGGGCCGTGTTTTTCGATGAACGGGGTGACGGCATCGATCGCGTAGGAGACCGCGGCGCGCTCGTAGCCGTTGAAGTTGGTGATGTCTTTGATTTGGGTGAGCAATGCCATACATCCTGGACAGAGGTACTTGGGGTCGTGGCGCGGCGGGTTTCCGATGCCCAAGCCGTGGGCATGCCGGCCACAGGTCAGGCACGCGGTCGGGTAGCCCGTGCCGTCGACGGTGGGGCGGAAGGGCAGGACGTTCATGCGGCACCCGAGAAGAGGTCGCCACCAGCTTGCGCGGGAGGCGGATTGTCGTTCGCGGGTGGAGCGACGAACATGTCGCTCTGGGCGTACGCCTGCTCAATACGGCGGCATGCAATGTCGAAGTAGGACGGCTCTTGCTCGATACCGATGAATGCGCGGCCTGCCTTAGCGCAGGCGACTCCGGTGGAGCCAGATCCCATGAATGGATCGAGGATTGTGTGAGCCGACGGAATAAACGTGAGACACCATGCCATTACGGCTATGGGCTTCTGTGTAGGGTGTACCTTGCCGCCATCCATATTCATCGGACGCAAAATCATCCGGCGGGCTACCATGTCGATGTTGGTCCAAGCCAACTCGAAGTCAGCGAAGTCGCGACCGGCGTTGTTCTTGTCCCAGACCAGAGGCGCCCGATATGGAGGCAAATCGAAGTAGTTGCCGCCCCAAATGATCTGGTGATCCGACATGGCGAGCATCTGCCTGATCACTTCAGGGCCAATTGGCTTGTCATCCCATGCCTTGCCGCCCATGCCGCGGCTAACAGCAAGCCGGTTGCTCTTGGTGATGTTGATGCCGTATGGCGGGTCTGTTACGACAGCATCGACCTTACCGAGCGTTGGCATGACTTCCATGCAGTCGCCATTGTAGAGCGTGCAGTCGCCGATCTGTTCTACGCGCATAGCCGCAACTCTCCGTTGTCGTTGGCCGCCACCGGCGAGGCAACCTGTGCGTGATCCTTCCAATCGAACCACTGCACATTGGGTCGCCCCTCGTGGCGCCGATCCCAGACGAACCAGGCGTGGGCGACGGCAGACGTCGACTTCGGACCGGCCCATCCATCGCGGTGCATCATAGGGAGACGGCGGGACGAGACGTGCACGCGGGCAAGCGGACTCAGATCAAAGAACGTGCGACGACCGACGCTCTCGAGGAACGCAAGGCGCAGCAGCATGGCGACGTAGTCGCACTCGCCTAAGGCACGCCGCACGAACTCCTCGGCCAGCTTGAATGGAGGGTTGGTGATCACGGCTTTGGTTGCGCCGCGTCCAGGGTTTCGCCCATCGCGCACGAAATCCAGTCCTGGCGTGCTGTCCGGGCAGCCCCTGTCCACGAGGTCGGTCGCCACCACATCAAACCCGGCCGCGCGCAACGGCAGGACAATCGCCCCGTCTCCACACGCCGGCTCCCAGATTGTGCCGCTTGGCAGCCATTTCTTCTCGATCGCCAGCAGCGAGGCGACAGCCTCGGGCGGGGTCGCATAGAAGTCGTCTCCGCGATCAGCATGAGAGTGCATGCCAACACCGGCCACCATTGCCATCACTCTGCCCCCTCAAAATGCTGTGCCTTGCCGCCATGCACCAGCGCGCGACGGTCATGCCTGTTCACCGAAGGCTGCCGGGTCGGAAGTTCGACGACTGGCGCAATTGGCCCAGCCGGGCGGTAAGCCTTTTGGTGGTGGGCGTAGCAGAACGACTTGGCGTGCACCTCGTCGCCGCAGCAGGTGCGATCGGCGTCGGGGCCGACGGGCCACGCGCACTGGTCGTCCGCTCGCTGGGATAGAAGCACCGGGAGCCGATGCGGGATCCAGTTGTCCTCGGACACGGGTGGCTCGGTGGGCAACGGCGCGCTGCGCTGCACACGGTCAGAGATCGTGATGTCGCATCGGTGAGCCACGCCGTGAATGGCGTGCCGCGTCGTGGCCAGCGCGGCCGCGATCTGGGTTGTCGTGCGTCCCATGGCGGCAAGTGTGCGGACAGCGGCGACGCGCTGGTCCGTGGTCAGGTCGGCCCAGGCGGCGGGGTGGATGGGGGCGAAGGTGTGGTGGGTCATGCGGAGACCGCCACAGTAAGGTCTTCCGTCGTCGCATCCCGCCACGCGGTCTGCGTCGTGTCATCGAAGTAGCCACTACCGCCAAGGTCTTGGCTGTGAATCCAGGTCTCTTCAACCTGCAAAATCAGCCGCTCCTTGCCCCAGCTTTTCTCGCTGCGGTGACGAGTTCTTCCCGTGAGCTTTTTCATTCCCCGCCCTCCAGCTTGTACTGCCGTACAATCCGCGTGACGAACATGGCCGGCGTTTCGGTCGGGCCGGGGCGCAGCATGATCGTGGAAGCCACGGCTTTGACCGCCTCCAGGCTCACCGGTGGCTGGATTATTCCTTTCCGAATATCGGCAGGCGCGGGAAAGGCGATGACGTTCGACATGGCTAAAATCCTGGGGAAAGAGTTAGGCGGCGTACCGCTGATGAAATTCGACGGCCTCGCGCGCCAACTGGCGCAGGGTCTGTGCTTGGGCGCGCTGCGTGCGTGACACGTGGTTCAGGCCGGCGTGAGCGTTCTCGATGGCGCGTCGCTCAAGGGTGTTGGCGCGGGCGCGGAGTTGGGCTGGGGTGGCGCGGGTGTGGATCATTTGGCGCGCTCGGCAAGCATGGCGTCTGCCAACTCATAGGATCGCGAGGCCGCAGTTTGTGCCTTGTATCCGGCCTCACCCTCATCTGCCAACATGCCTGACAGCGCCTGCCCCGCGAACCAGTCGCGCAGAGACATGCCGCCGTGTTTCGAAAGCAGCTTGCTTAAATCCTGCATGCCAATTCCAGTGTCGCCACGCAAAAGCTTGACAGCTTCCGCATCAGCTGAGTGCTCGCCTGGAAAGGCAAAGCCGCCATCTTTCTTTCCGCTCATGCTGCTTTCCTCCCCGTTGCAGTTGCGTCAGCAACCGCAACCACCTCGACCAGCCGCCCGCCTTCGCGCACGACCTCAACCCAAACCTGCCGCCAGTTGCCGTGACGGTCGCATGTCCATTTCCGGGTCATGGTGTGCTCCTGGCGCGGATGGCGGAGGCGACAGCTTCGCGCATGTCTTCGTGGTAGCCGGGGTAATACCGGCCGCCGACTTTTGCCCGGAACTTCATCACCGCTGCGCGACCACTCTCCGCGCACGCCTCCCGCTCTGCCGCGACAGCGGCAGTGATGGCGCGTGCTATGACCGCACGGATGAAGACGCGATTCTCACCGGTTATTCGGGAAGGAATATCTTTCTCGATAGAAACGGCGACTTCCATGGCGTCTGTCGATACCGGTTCAATTTTCAGCATTCCACCAACTCCCGCACTGGCGTGCCGGTCAGTAGGTGGGCGAACAGCGCCACGTCGTCGGCCTGCGTGATGAGGGGGCGGAAGCGGTCAACAAGATACCACTTCTCATGCCCGCGCAGTTTAAGCTCGACGCCCCAGAGCCTTTCCTGGATCGCCTCAATGTGGCACTCTTCCAAGTAGGTCGGGCCGGGCGCCACCTTTTCGTTCCGCACGCCCCGCCACGGCCCTTTCTTGACACATACGCACTTCACGCCCGGCTTTGCCCATGCGCTCATTCTTCCACCCCCAGCACGAGCGCCACGACCTCTTGGCGGCGCGTGACCCGGCGCTGCCAAGCCTTCGGCTTTGGTCTGCCATGCCGCTTAGCCTTGTGGTCAGGGCGCTGGAACGGGGTTGCTGAAGCTTGGTAGGCCATAGCCATTTCTCCTCTGGCCGCTATTCGAATCTCACGAATATAGTCGCATAATCATCCCGGCCAAGCAAGCAGATTATGCGGTTAGGAATATTTTTGGCTGAGATGTTTAGCACCCTGTGCGAGCACGGCGCGCTCATTATCGTTGGCAGCGCGCATGGCACGCTGAAAGACTCCGATGTCGCGGATGTTGTCATATATCCCGGCACGTTTTTCGCTCGGGGTAAGATCGGATTGCAAGAATGGGGACACCCTTCGATGGTGAAAACGCTTGATGAAGGGGTCATTCAAGTTTGTTTTCTGATCTGACCACATGAGATTTTCGGGCCGGTTATCTAGGCCATTTTCGTTTAGGTGACGAACGCCTCGCTTGCCTGATGGGTTCTTCCCATGGAACGCCTCACAGACAGCGAAATGTACTTTGGTGTTTTTTCGGCGATAGCAAAGATTGAAAAAGAGGCTTCGCGCCTCTTTGCTGGCAGAGTTGATCTGCCCAAAGCTTGGCTGGCCGCCATATGTTCGTGGTGACCCGCACGGCATTTTCCCAACCCACGGGACAACGCGAATCCGCCCGTGGCTGCTGGCCTCCAACTCTGGACGAGACGGTACAGTGAGCCAAATCTCAACAGGTAGCTGCCAATCATTGTCGTTCGCTGTCACCATGGTATTCCATCACTTTCCAAGTCTCTGGCCATTTGCCTTAATCGTTCGCGCTCTGCTGCGGCGTTGTCGTTTGCAGCAACCCGACCGCGCCCCAGGATGGCGGACAGGTTGCCTTTTGGTTCCGGTGCGGGCGCAGGCATGTCGTACTTCGCCGAGTCGAAACGTATCTCTCCGATGTTGGGGTTCTTGGGGTATTTGGGGTTGTGCAGCAATTGCACCTCGGATGCTCGATTGAGTTCTTCAAGCCGGTCAAGGAACGACACAACCGATGCCGGGAAGGGGCGCTTACCGCCCGCATCTCGCCAAAATCGGTCTGCCATTGATTTTATGCCGCGAGACCTGGCCTCCGGGTGTTCGTGGTGCTGCGGGCAGAGGAACTGGTTTACCTTTTTGTGGCCCAGGTCGTAGACGATTTTCACCGTCGGCGGGTTACCATCCACCTTAGGTGGGTGCTCCATAAATGCCGCCCCTATTACTGGATACCATGGTGTTTCAGTGCTCAAAACTGGGTCGACCGACGGTGCCGCCGTGATCTTCTCTTCCTCGTTGGGCGGGAAGGTGTAGCCACAGCATGGGCACGTCATAATCGAGATCGGCACGAGCTCGCCGCAGCCAACCTTGCCGTCAATGTCGGTGCCGTCTTGCGGGCAGAGTTTCTTGGGTTGTTCGCCTCCACCTTCGCCTGGCGCCTTCGGTCTGATCTGATCGATCGGCCCGTGATATGCCAAATTGCGCCCGTGATCTGCTATGAGGCAGTCGGTCTTGCCGTCGCAATTGCGAGTGCCCCTACCCAGGATCTGGACGAGCTTGCCGGGGCTCTTCGTGCTCAACAACAGCGAGATGAAGTCCACGAACGGGAAGTTGGTGCCAGTCGTGATCATACTCACGCTGGAAATTGCCCAATACTTTCCGGCGCGGAAGCCTTCAAAGATTTCTTTGGTCTGGTGTGCATTGTCACTGGTCAGCACGGCGCAGGCGCGCCCATGCCGGCGGATGGCCTCCGCGATGTGGTTGGCGTTCTCTTTGCTGGTGCTGAAAAACAACCCAGCACGCCGCCCCTCGGACAGCACCATGTCCTCGGCGATTGCCGACTCGATGATTGCTTCGGCAGCCTCCGACACTTCACCTGGCACGTACTCGCCGCCACGGGTGTGCAGCCCCTTCAGGTCGATTTTGGCCGTGGTCTTCTGGCTGGTCAGGCGCGTGAGATAGCCCTGCTCGATTAGCTCGCCGATGCCGATCTCGTAGACCACGTCGTCGAACAGCTTGAACATGACGGGCTCGCCGTTCTCGTCGATCACGTCGGACTCAGTGGCGTCGGTGAGCCGGCCGGAATCCATGCGATAGTCCGTCGCCGTCGTGCCGCATGTGCGGCTGTCAGGATTGAGGCGCCGCACCTCCTTGAAGAACTTGCCGTATTGCGTGTTCGAGTTACGCGAGATGGCGTGCGCCTCGTCTACAATCACAAGGTCTATGGTGCCAAGCTGCTCCACCTTGTTCCAAACCGACTGGATGCCGCAGAACAAGACTTGGGCATGCGCGTCGCGCCGATTGAGGCCGGCAGAATACAGACCCGCGGGTGCGAACGGCGAGAGGCCAATGTATTCCTCGAAATTCTGGCGAACCAGGCGGCTATCGTGAGTAATGTTGAGGATCCGCAGCGTCGGGTAGTCGGCCAGCAGCTCCTCGATCAGCTTGGCAATGACCAGCGCCTTGCCGGCGCCGGTCGGTAGAACGATCAAGCCATTGCCGCCGCCCTCGTCCCAATATTTATACAAGGCGTCCAAGCTGGCGCGCTGGTAGTCTCTAAGCTGCAGCATCAGTTCACCCCCGGCAGCGCCTGCGCGCCATCCACCCAAATCGTTCCGTCGTTCATTTCGTATGTGATCGTCTCGGCTTCCTGGTCCGCATCCACTTGGCGACCGTTCACGACCAGCCCAGGAATCAACAGTTGCGACGGGCAGCCGACGTCCTGCTCGTCGAGCGAGATGGGGCGCGAGTGCCTGCCGCAAGCCCAGCCGGCGTTGCTGTCAGGCTGCGGAGAGGAGAACAGGCAGGTGCGGCAGTGAACGCGTGGCCACTCCTCGCCCCAGCACACGGCGGCTTGCCGACAGAACACGCCGCGGAAGTCGTCGCGCTTGGTGCACAGCCGTGGTGGCGGTTCGTCCATTTCAACGATGCGCGCAATCCGTGCTTCGGCGCGCATGGCAAACTCAATGTCGAGCTCGACGCGTTCCAGGTGTAGGTCTTCGTCGTCCTTGCAGGAGCACATGTAGAGGCAGCGATCGAGCCCGCGCTTGAGCATGTAAAACTGCATCGTCGCGTAGTGCAGCGGCATAGCCTTCTGGACCTTGAGTTTCACCAGCTTGGCGAACACCGAGGCCTTGGCGGACTTACACTCAACCACGTGCATGGTCTTCGGCGCGTCGGGCAGGCCGATTGCCTGACCATCAATCTTGCCGCGCAGGAATCCGTTGGCGCCCCGGACCTTGGCCTGCTGGTCCGATACGTCGCAGCCGATCATCGTGAGAAGGTCAAGCAAGCGGTCCTCCTCGATGTTTCCCCGTTCGAAGATTCTGCGCTTGCGCCAGGTGATCTGCTCCGGCACCGACGCACGCCGGAACTCAAGCCAAATAGCGCGCTCACACTCCACGCCGATGTTACCGGCGGGAATGCCCATGGATTCCCAGTCGTCGTGACCTTCTTCAAGGGCGCGCTGGATCCGCGTCAGCGTGGCGAGTTGTGGCTTGGGGATTGGGGTCATTAGAAACCGTGCGCTGCTGCGTCGGCCGCGTCGTTAGCGGCCGCAATGGTGTCATTGGTGTCATCTGCGGGCAGAATTTCGGATAAACGCTCATGCGCCCAGAAATACGCAGTGCTCTGAAAGCATGGGGCGATTCCGCCAGCCTTTTGATCGAACTCAAGCAGCATGGTGTGAATCAAGTCGGCCACGCCCATCTGGTCGATCCGCTCTTTTAATTCGCGGTCGTAAGCCATTAGGCAGCGGCGCCCGAAAGCGCCGCCTCCTTACGCATTGCTTCACCATAGACTTGGCCAACAACCTCCGGCTCATATGCGCCTGGTGTCACTGCCATAAGGTAGTCGATCTGGCTGTCTTCGACGTTCTCCCACTTGGGATACGCACAGCGCTCCAGCGTTGTGAGTGCGTCGACGATGTCGCCACGACGAAGCTGGCCGATAGCTTCACGCACCAGTTCAAGTGTCTCGTCGTTCTTCCGGCCCATCACGAAGCCCGCATCGGCATGAGCACGGAAAGCCAGTTGTCATTGGCTCCGGTGATGACTGAAGGCGAGTTTGCGTCGGTCCACTTGAACGTGACCTCGGTGCCGCCGGCAACGCGCACGATTTCGGAGAGATAGCCAGCGTTGTAGCCGATCTCGAAATCCATCTCGCCATCGAAGGACACGTCCTCGGTCGCAGTGTTTCCGTCACCATCGCGGCATGACATTTCTAACCGTCCATCGCCGGCGACTAGTTTCACAGCCTTGCCGCCACGTTCAGTGGCCACAATGCCGACGCGGTCCAAGGCTGACGCCAGGCTGGCTCGATCAACGGTGAGCAGCTTGTCGCTATTCTTGGGGGTTACGCGCTCGTAGTCAGGGAATGTCCCCTCGATCAGCTTCGACAGCAGGACCGTGTCGCCGGCCGTGATGCGCATTTTGTTGTCGGACAGTTCGACTTTGACGACACCCTTCGGAATCAGTGCCACGGTCTTCTTGGGAATAATGACGCCGGACAAGATGCTACCGGGCGGGACTGGCTGGCCGTCATGTCGAGCCAATCGGTGCCCGTCGGTCGCAACGGCACGAATGGCCGAACCTGTGTCATGAACGAAAATGCCATTGAGGTAATACCGGGTCTCCTCATTGGAGATGGCAAACGACACAGGCGCAAAGAGTGCGGCCAGATCCACCTCGAACACGGGCCAGAAGGTGCCAGACTTGATGGTCGGAAAAGCGTCTGGGCCGATAACGGGAAGCTGGAACCTGGAGCGTCCGGCCTTGACGATCAGCTTGTCGCCTTCCAGGGTCATGGTGACCTCTGCGCCGTCGGGGAACTTGCGCACGATTTCGAGCAAGGTCTTGGCCGGAACAGTTGTGATGCCGGGCACGCACTTGGCTGCGCACTGCGTGGTGATTTCGACGTCAAGGTCCGTGCCGCGAACCTGCAAGGATTCGGGCTCAGCGGTGAGCAGCACGTTGGCGAGAATTGGGTAGGTGTTGCGGCTTTCGACTGCCTTGGTGGTGGCGGTCAGGGCGCGAAGCAGGTCTGCGCGCTCGACCACAATATGCAGGCCGTTGGGCGTTGGCTTAGCCATGATTTCTCCTCGGGTGGGGAATGTGGCCTGCGGCCGAAGCCGCAGGCAGAGGGTGGGCTAGGCGAAGAAGCCGCCGAAGTAGAGCGGCACCAGCGTCAGCGCGGCACTGATGAGCGCCACCCCAAAGCTATGGTTGCCGGTACGGGGCTTCCCGTGCAGCGCGAGGCTGACGCCGAGGCTCAGCGCGAAAAGCGCGATGATGGTGACCTGTGGCCAACCCATTACGCAGCCGCCTTTTTAGCCCAGGGCTTGCTGCCCGGTTCGCGAGCAGGAGCTGCCGCGGGACGGGCAGCCGCGGGACGGCCGGCGGGCTTATTGTCGTTGGCCGCGGCACGCGGCGCCGCCTTGACGGGTTGCACGGCGTCGATCGCGGGCTCTGGGATTTCGCCTTCGTCCGGAAAGTAGTAGCGCTTCACCTCGACGCGAGCCGGGTACTGTGGGGAGCCGTCAGGGTTGCGCTTCTTGCTGTCCTTGCCCATACCGAGCTTGGCCGTGTAGGCAATCAGCAGAAGCTCGTCGGTATCGTCGACGCCGTCCAGTTCCAGGGCGCGGCAGAGCGATGCGAACTCGCGCTGGCCGATCTCCTGAGCTTGGCTGTTGATGTTTTCGAGATTGATGAAGCCGAAGAATTTGCGACCGGCGAGTTCTTCTGGCTCGAGAACGTTGGCAGTGTACTTCATGCCGGAGCCGGTACGGGCACCTTCAGGGCCGGTCTCCTTGATCTCGGCCGCCTCGAGTTCAAACTTATAGATGCCCGTGGGCAGGTCTTCAAATTCCTGCTGGGGCGTGGTGTCGACGGCAGTGGCGTCAAAGCGTGTAGAAAGTTTGGCCATAGTGGCTCCTCTGTGTAGGAAAGTGGTGGCGGGCCGGAGCCCGCCGGGATTAGTTCGCCAGCGACACGTATTCCGCCGGCAGCGCGAAGCTGTTCTGGGCTGGTGCCAAGTCCTTGAACACAACCTGCATGTGGCCGTTGTCGTTGATCGCCGACAGGCGTCCGGTGGCGGTGAAGGTGACGGTGGAGCCGATGGGGAGGGTGGGGGCGAGTTCGAGGTCGGCAGCAGAGAAGGCTCCGGTGCCGCGGCGAGGGCAGCGCGCAATGATCCAGTAGACTTGGCTGTCGTCGATTGACTCGATGACTATGCCCTGCCAACTGCCACGGCTGTATGTCCAATTGACCCGATCACCGACCTTGAACTTCGCCGGCGGAGCGGCGGGTTCAGGGGATTCCGCAACAGCAACCTCTTCATGGGCGGGCTCGACCCACTCGGCGACGAGGTCGGCGGAAGGTGCGTCGTCAGCCTCGCCGTTCAGGTGCCAAAGCATGTCACCGAGATCCTGGCCCGACTGAATGTGGAACCATTCGTCGTTGTACTCCAGGATCGGCCCGACCTTCCGGCCATCGCGCGTCTTGCCGAACTTGCCGGCCACCGGCGCCCACAGTTCGGCTGCGGGTTGCTCCGCAACGGGCAGCGGTTCAGCGGGCTCAAGCTCCAGACTGTAGGCGTATGTCGAATTGCCGTTGGTGGCGCGCAGCTTCCAGTCAAAAAGCAGACCTTCGTGGGACTCGATAGTAGAGCCATCGAACTCGCCACGCACCCGCGTCCAGTTCACCCGATCCCCGACCTTCGGCTCCCACTTGGTCAGCCAGGACACAGGCGTGCGCCACTCGGTCTTGCCGAACGACACCCACACGTGGTTCGCGGAGTCCGGGTCGGTGTCGACCGTGACGTAGTCGCCGTTATGCGACAGGGCGCGGTCGCCCTTGGCGAATTTGGGGGTGGGGGTGGCAGCTAGCTCGATCCGATTGATAGCCGACACTGGCACGGCAGGGTCAAAGCCAAGCTTTGGGTGCGTGATTTTGATCTGGTCTTCGCCATCCCACCTCACGTCAGTGGTTCCAGCGACAACAAACTCTTCACCCGCCGCGCCGTAATTCTTGCCGCCGTTCGGGTTGTCCCGAATAAATCGCACCCGGTCGCCCACCGAATATTCCTTTTCGAATACTGGAGCGCACGGCGAAGCCTCGTTGTCGTTTGCGACAACCTCCAGGGCGGATTTCGATCGCCAGAGCGAGCCATAGTCGACGTCGTCATACAGAACGAAGCGCTCGCCCTTCCGCTTCGCGGTGATCACGCCCTCGTCACCATCGTCGTCGCGCACGCGAGCGCCAATTGCAAATTTACCCATTCGCATTCTCCTCTTGTGGTTGGTTCATAGTAGCCGTCCGCGCTCTCTAGCGAAGTCGAGCGGATCTTTTGCGCTCTTTCGAAGATTACAGGCGACGCACAGCAATTGAAGGTTAGAAGGCCAGTTCGATCCGCCCTTCGATATTGGTACTATGTGGTCGACATGTCGGCTGCCGGCCGCTCGAATGTTGCAACCACACTCGGCGCACTTGAATTTCTGCCGCCACAATATTTTCTCCACGTCTTCAGTCGTGTGAGAACCTTCCGCACCCATAAGACGTGAGCGCCGGTTTTGATCTGCAACCAGATTTATCTCACGGGCGCGTTCCGGATTCGCCTCTTTCCATTTCCTCGCCCGCGCAACATTTGCTGGTGAGTTGGCGGCGTTCCACTTCCTAGCAAGTTCCTTTTTCCTCTCTGGTTCTCGTTCAGCCCAAGCGCGCAGGGATCTGATGCGGGACTCGCGCTCCCTTTCAGGATTTAGTGCGCGCCACCTTCTCCGATTTTCGCGCTGACACTCGAAACATTGCCCGGTACTTACGAAACGCTTGTCGACGTGTCCCCGTGCGCAGGCCGCACCCGTGAAGAAATGCTTTGTTCCTGCTGCCCGCGCTTCCTCACGGCTTGTGGGCAGGTTGTCGTTTGCCGCATTCAAGCGTCCTCTTCCTCGTCGTCGTCATCGCGGGCAACCGGCGCGTTGGTCCAGCCGCGAGGTGGCGGGAAGTGTTGCGCCAACTCGGCATAACCCTTGCCCTTCTTGAACGGCACGGTGCCAGTCAGCCCGTATCGGTTCTTGGCCACAAAGCCTGGCCGCTCCTCGATCGCGATCACGCGCAGGCCGCCACTCTCGCCGCGCGTCTTGACGTTGTCCTTGTGGAAGCCGGCCTTTTCCTTGACGATGCTCACGCGCTGATGGATGTAGCCGACGATGTCGGATGCATGCGCAATGGCGTTGGCATTGTCGTCGAGCTTGAGGTTGAGACGCCAGCGCGGGTAGCTGTCGCTGGTAACGCCGGGATCCGTCTTGACCTTGCCGTGAGCGATCATAATAACCACAAAACCGGCGGCCTTTAGATCGATCATCTTGCTGATGAACTCGTTCCAAACTTCGGTCATGGCGTTCTTTGGCTCGGCGAAGTTGCCCTCACTCAGGGAAGCCCAGCCACGACGCGCGCAGGCCTCGGCCTCCACCAGGTTATCGAGACTGTCGAGGGTGTCGACTACGAAAGTCAGTCGATCCTCGTTGGCCTCGGGGTCAAGCATCCAATCGGCGAGGTCGATCACGTCGTTGAAAGTCTCGCAGAGACCGAACGTGAGCATTTCGGCGCCGGTCGGCGGGCGCTCGTTCTTGCCGGTCTGGACGTACAGGGGATTAGGAGCCTCTGAGGCGAACGTCGACTTGCCAAGGCCCTCACCGCCATAAATGGTGATGATTGCCGGATTGGGGTCGACTGTCTTTTTCAGGCGGCTGAAATCAATAGCCATCTTGGCTCCTCAGTTCAGTGTCGAGATGATGAAAATGGTGGCGGCGGCCAGAATGATCAGGCCGACCACGGCGCCGCGCGAAACGTGCCTCATGCGCTGGCGCAGGTAGGTGGTGGAATAGGGGTAGTGCGCTGGCGTGGTCATTTCGCGCGCCCCGCTGCTCGCCGCTTCTTCCAGTTGCGCCGGGCTCGCGTGCCCGACGCCCGGTAGGGTGGAGAGTTCGTCCCCGCGCCGCGCAGGATGGACTCTAGATGCGTGAAATCCAGCATCGGACTGTAGTCGTTGAGGATTTGCCACATCATGCGGCCTCCGCCAGGACGTCGCGAATGGCGGTCAGGGTCTCGATGGCGGCGGTGAGGTCATTGGCGTGCCAGTGCCGATCGTCGCTGGGCGCGAAGTCCAACATCACCGCGTTGGCGAGCACACCCTTGACTTCAACAGGACCGAACTTGCCCCGCACGATTTCCTTCTTGGTCACGGTGTGGACGGGACCTGACCGTTGCACGGCAACAACCAGGTCCAACTCGCGTTCGCTGTATCCAACAGCAGAGCTGGCGCCTTCGCGCATCACGCCAATGTCCCAGCCGCAAAAGCCGATATCGGTGACGACGCCCCTCGAACCACGACTGAAACCAGCAGCGCTGTTGACTAGAACCCGATCCCCAACCTTGAATTTACTCATCCTTCGACCCTTCCATCAGCTGCCGCGCCATGCCGTAGGACATTCGCGCCGTTGTTTCTTTTGCGGGCCTGCCCCGCTGCACGAGCACAATGGGCACTTCGATTTCCCCCTCTTCCCTGCACATCGCGATGGAACCATTCTGGTCGTGCCGCATCTGCCCTCCTCATTCCTGTCACCGAATAATTCGGCTTGATGCTGAGAAGGATATTCGGAGTCGCATAAAATAGGCAAGGCTTAAATTCGAATTTATTCCTTGACTGGTCGGTGGAATATGCGTAAAACCCTGCACACAAACACGGATCGAGAAGAGAAATAAAAATGAAAGCCGTAGCCAAGCACATCAAGAACCTTCGTATCGCCGCCGGCATGAGCCAGACTCAATTCGCGGAAAAGGTTGGTGTTAAGCAGGGTACGATTTCCAAATGGGAAAGCGGCACCGACGAACCGCGCGGCGTAAATCTGCAGCGCCTGGCCGACGTTCTTGGCGTTGAGCCGAAGGATATTGTCGGCTTTGGTTCAACCGCTGAATACGCCGGGACCCGCGTTCGCATCGTCGGTGAGCTGGCTGCTGGCGACTGGAAAGACACGTTCGAGATCCCATACGAAGACCAGGAAGTGGTGACGGTCCAGCTCGACAACGACCTGAACGACCTGCCGATCCAAGGCTTCAAAGTGTTGGGTGACTCCATGAACCAGTTCTACCCAGACGGGTCGGTGGTCTATGTCGCGCCGCTGCACTCACTGCCGGGCGCTCCGATGAATGGCGACCACGTCATGGTGATGCGTCACCGCGACGGCGAAGTAGAGGGCACGATCAAGGAGTACGTGCTTGAGGACGGCAAGCAGTGGCTTTGGCCGCGCTCAACCTCGCCGATGCACCAAGCTCCGCTTGATTACAAGGCCGGCCGGCGCGGCAAGATCGAGTCCGTTGTGATCGCTGGTGTGGTCGTCGCCGCACTGGTCAAGCGCCCCAGCCGGTACGCCGCCGTGTGATAAACACGAATATTATTCGTTGACTCGGCGAATATATGCGAATAATCTGTTCCCACATGAGGGAGTCGGATTATGGCTTGGAAGATACTCAAAATTGCCGCAACTGAGATCGCCGGGGTGGCTTCGTTCATCCTGGTGATTGCGCTTGCCGTTTCGCCTGCGGCTGTGTGGGGGATGGTGTCGTGAGTGCGCTCACCAAGGACCGCGTGCTGCTTGCCGTATCCAAGGCTTGCTCGCCGGACAGCGCGTACATCAACGATGAGGTGCACCGAATGCACCGGGATGACGTGAAGGCAGGAGGCAAGGGCCAACCGCCACGCACAAGCTTGGTGCTGTCGAGGCTCAATGCACTCGTCGCCGATGGCATGCTCCAAAGGAGCCTCTTGCCAAACGGCTATTACGGCTACCGGTGGACGATCACACACGCCGGCCGCGCAGCGCTCGGTGCGCAGCCATGAGCCTGCTCGCGCGCATCAGGCGCTTGTTCAGAAAAAAGCCCATCATCGTGCCGCTGAAGTGGCAATGCCAATACGCCGACCGGTCCCACGGCACGGCGCTCCGCCACTTCGGATACTGCCAGATTGGCAGGTTCGAGATTTACGAGGACGGCGACGATTGCCTCATGCTCTTTCCGCGCTGCATGCAGCGGCCAGCAGAGGTTTACGAGTCCGTCGAGTTTGCTAAGGCTGCTGCCGTGGCGGCGCTGGAGGAGGGGAAATGAGCAAAGAGAACAGGGTGTCGGACGAACGGCTGGAGGAGATTCGCGTCCAATTGATTAAGGGCAGGCAAGCCGTAACGTTTGACGAAAACCTGATGATGGTTTGGGAGCTCCAATCCCTCCGCTCCAAGCCTGTGGCAGGGGTAGAGGTGAAGCCGCTGGAGTGGCATGGGAATACCGGTCGCGCAGGCACGGCGTTTCGGTATGTCATCGCAGAGCCTGACCGGACGATCGGTTGGCGGGTTTGGGTTAGCATTGGCGATCAGTCGCCCAGCTTCTTCCTGACCGCGAAGCCCGAGAACCGGAAAGCTGCTGTGTCGTTTGCCGAAGCCAACTACCGCCAGCGCATCCTCTCCACCCTCTCCCTTCCAGCACAGGAGCCGGTGGCGTGGCGTTGGAAGCACCCACTTTGGCCCAATGATCATTGGCAGTACGGGACGCATGACCCTCGGATAGGCACGGATGACGGTGTTGATGCGACCCCCCTCTACGCCGCCCCACAGCCAGAGGCGATCATAACGGAGGAGATGGTGGAGCGGGCCGTAGACTCGATGAATGTTGCGTTGCGTTCGCCTCTTCCTGAGAATGGGGCTTCTTATCAGGAAATAGGTATCCGCGCTGCCCTCACCGCCGCCCTGGTGCAGCCATGAAGCCCGCCAACGACAATCACCCTGCCGCGCTGACGCGCCCGCAGGCTGATGGCCCTCTCGGCAAAGTGTATACGCTCGACGAGGCGGCAGGAGTGATGCGGGTTAGCCGGCGCAACCTGCAGGAGATTTGCAAACAGCACCCGTACTATTTCCAAAACGGGAATCGAAAGCTGTTCACGTCAGAAGACATCAAGAAAATCATTGAGGCGATGCGTCCATGTCCGACTTCATCCACACCCGACGTCCAGGGTCTAAAAGCTGGTATATCCGAGGCACCGACCCATCAGGAAAAGAAATATTCCGATCTCTTAAAACCAAGGACGAGGAGACAGCCAAGGCGCTAGTCACGCAGCACAATGCGCGAGTTCTGATTGAGCGTGTGCATGGGCCTGCCGCAACCACGACCTTTGAGGAGGCAGCTAGCGCCTACATAAAGAGCGGGCGGCAACGGACTTACTTGGTTCGCGAATTGGAAGACGGAAGCGTTGTTGGTCTCGTTCCGTATTTCGGTGAGAAGAAGCTCAAGGACATCACGCAAGCGGACCTCGACAAGGCGGCTATAGCGCTGTGCCGCCCTGGCGCTAGTCGGGAAACGCTAATCAGGAATGTCTACACGCCATTCGTGGCCGTTTGGAACTACGCCGCCGGCGCGGGCCGCAAGTGGGCAGAGGTGAGGCAGTGGGAACGCCCCCACAAGGCAAAGGGCACCGCATCGAGACCATCAGCCTCGCGGGCGGGGACGCAGCCGGTCAGCTACGATCGGGCTTGGCAATTTGTTGCTGCGATGTCTCCGGCTCCTGCGATGGTAATGACGACGCTTTTCTACAGCGGCATGCGTCCGATCGAGCTCTTTGCTCTGGATTGCGCTGATATCGACATTGAGGGGCGCTGGATTTCTGTAAGGGCCTCAAAGACGGGGGCGGGCAGGGGTGTCCCGATGCACGAGATGCTAGTGCCGCTCCTGACTGAGTTGAAAGCGCGTGGTGGGTGTGAGGAGCGTCCAGCCGTGTTTCTTGACCGACATGAGAGACCATATCGCATTACCGACAATGACGAAGGGATCAACGGGCAGCTAAAGGGCGCAATAAAAGGAGCGCGCGGGCGGCTGTACCGTGCGGGCCATCCGGCACATGACATCTCCGCTTACACTGCCCGACACACTGTCTCCACTCAGTTGGTGATGAATGGAGTTCACCCCCACATCAAGGATCAAATCCTTGGTCACGCGGCCGACGACATGTCTCGCCACTACACCAATGTGCCGCAGCGCCCACTCATTGAAGCAATAAACACTCTTCCCGTGCTGGACGAGTGGCTAGATGCAGAGTGGCTTCATCACCCGCTTACCTGGCAGGCGAAGCTAACGCGATGGGAGAATTCTGGGCGCCGGGGAGGGAGGGACGATAATGCCAGCCTTTGACCAAAAATCATGGGACGCCCACATGGCCAGTCAGGCCATGCGAGGGCTTTTTGCAAACATGCTGCGCTGTGTTCGTGGCGCTGGCAAGCCGATGCACTTGCTGTCTCAGATGGCAGACGTGATCGGCCATATGGAGGCGCTTGACCTGTCCATCGGCCCCGCCGCAGCGAACGACGTCATGTTGGACGCAATGCAATCTTGGAGCGAAACAAAGGAAGCACTGCTCGACATGCGCGAGGCCGACGTTGGTTCGCCAGAACACCTGCAGGCCAGCAGGAACTTCGAACGAGAGGAAGCGTACTGCAACGTCATGAAGGGGTCTCTTCAGGTGATCGCGTCGAGACTGGTAGGTCAATCAACTCAGGAGAGCGCCGGCGAGACTGAGATGAGCCGCGGTATAAACGAGATTTTTGAGATCAGGCGAAACAGGGAAACGGAGCGGTTTCTTAGGGAGAGCCGCGCTCCGGTGATCAGGTCACAGCCCCGCGCTCTATCCAATCCATCCAGCTCCGATGGTCGGGTAGACTGGCTCTATTTCATAACCGACGGGACAGCGATCAAGATCGGTGTCTCCAATGAGCCTCAAAAGAGGTTGCGTGGCCTGCAAACCGCACACCACAGCAAGCTCACCATTATCGGGACGATGGCAGGAGGATATCAACTTGAGGGTGAATTGCACGCGCGTTTCGCTGGAGACCGAATGCATGGCGAGTGGTTTCGGCCCTCTGCGGCCCTCCGCGATTACATTGAGGACCACGCAGGAATCAGCGCAGCAAACGACAACGAGCCCCAAAACACGACTTCCGTGCAGTCAAAAACGAGTGCCTGCTAAGTACAAAAGAAGCAACATCGTTTTTTACTTCAAACATCTCCCTTGGTAAGGGAGAGGCCGACAGTTCAATCCTGTCCGGCAGCACCAGTTTCTTCAATAAAATCAATACCTTAACCAATATCATCCGGCGCAACTGCGCCGTAACCAAGCGCATAAACGCGCATATTGGAGCCATTTGGCAGGGGTAGGAATACAGTTTCCGTGCAGTTCTGAATACGGGTATGCGAATATCCAATCCATCTATTGACTCTGTTATTCGCAATGGAATATAGATAGGCATCGGCGCAGGGCCGGTGATGGAGAGAGAAGATGGAGTGGCGGGCAAGTGAAGACGAAGCTGGATATCGCTCCTGGCACCTGCCCGCACACGGCTGGTCTGGCAGCCGGTGGTCGGAGGACATGATCGAGCTTTACTGCTCCCCCGGTGGCGAATGGTACGGCAAGACAACCACCGACCAGAGCGACAGGCGCGACCTCGATGATGGCGACATCGCCAACATCCGGGTCGAGTTCAACATCGAATAGTGAGGCAGGGCCATGTCGCAAGAATTGCAGTTCGTGGAAGTTGAGGGTGGTGACTGGTTCTACATCCTTGAAGAGCGCGGCGCGCCAAAGGATGCTTGGGATTGGATGGATTACGCCGAGGCATTTGGCCCGTTCAAGACCTACGAAGAAGCCTGCGACCACGAATATCGCAGCCGCAGCGACACAAGCGGCTCGGAGATTGTCACGTTCGCCAGCGGTCGCGTTAGCGCCTCCGCACTTACCTTGATCGAGGCGCGTCAGCGCAAGAACGCGGAGTCGGCACGATGAATTGCACGCTGCACATGGGCGACTGCCTTGAAGTAATGGCTGGCATGAAAGATGGGGAAATCAACCTCACAGTCACCAGCCCGCCGTATGATGACCTGCGCACCTACAATGGTTCGCTGACGGACTGGTCGCGGGAGAAGTGGCAAGCCATCTTCACCGAACTGTTTCGCGTCACAGCGCAAGGCGGCGTGGTTGTGTGGGTGGTTGGTGATGCGACCAAGGACGGCAGCGAAAGCGGCTCCTCCTTTCGACAGGCCCTTGACGCCATGGATGCGGGATTCAACCTGCACGATACGATGATCTACAAGAAGGCCAACCCTGGCATGGCCGGGTCGAACTACTGCTACCTCGGCGTGTTCGAGTACATGTTCGTTCTCAGCAAGGGCCGCCCTTCGGCAATCAACTTTATCCGCGACCGCAAGAACGTCCGCTCTGGCATGACGACTGCGGGCAGCACCCGGCGATCCGCTGCGGGCGATACCGCACCCACTCGCCGCTTTGAGCAGGCTGAGTTCGGCAAGCGTTTCAACATTTGGGAATACCCGACAGGCGGCCGCGATTCCGGCCACCCTGCAGTGTTCCCTGATGGCCTAGCTCGTGACCACATTCTCAGTTGGTCCAACCCTGTCGATGTCGTGTTCGACCCATTTCTAGGCAGCGGCACTACCGGTCGCATGGCCATTCAGCACGAACGCAAGTTCGTGGGAATTGAGCGCGACCCGACATACTTCGCCATTGCGGAGAAAGCGCTTGCCGTTGTGCCAGCGAACGACAACGGCCCTGCGGACCTGTTCGCAGCCGCCTAACCCACCCCACCACACCCACAGGCGAGCGGGCTGCCAAAGTGCCCGCACCTTTGGAGGATGAGATGGCTTACGAGATGCGAGAACACGACGGACACGCGGTTGTGGTCGACCACAACGGAAAGTCCATCGTCGATATTGCCGAGCAGTACGATGAAGAGCTCGGCGCGAAGGTGCTGACGCCCGTGTTCACGCCGGACATGGCGAAAGAGATTGCTTCTTACCTGAATGCACAAGAGGCGCGCAGATTAGCAAAAGCGTTGCCCGACGTGAAAAGCCTGCAAGATCTCAGTGTCCGTGCCAGTAATGGCGTGCGCAGCTACTGCGGCGTTAGGGCTGGCGACCTGACACTTGAGCATGTGGTAAAAACCTCGCAAGCGTTTCCACGGCCCGAAATATCAAACGTCGGGAAGGTGGCGTGGAAGGAAATTGACGCGCTTGCGAGCCACACTCTGGGCACCACATGACCCCACTCCCACTCCCCAAGCCCCGCTCGGTCCCCGCGCTCATCCGCGCCCGCCACAACATCCAACTCACCACCGGCCAGCGCGCCATGCGCAACCGTCCACGAGCGCCAGCCATGACCGCGAGCCAGGAAGAAATCGACAACGCCATCGCCAAGGTCACTGGTCGCCCATACGCCGGCCAGACGATCGAGGCACTGCCCGGCACGGCGCCGGAGAACGAGATGGACGCAGGGTTCTATGCGGCGCTGCTGCTTCGGCCGGCCAAGGTCGGTCGCGGGCCCGGCGAAGTGCCGTCGGCGGTTTCTGACCGTCTGTATGATGCCGGGCTGGTGCGGCGTTGTGACGCGGCTCCAAAAACGCCGGGGTTATAAGGGCTTCCCGTTACGCTGACAAGAGAGGAATCGCACTTTTGTATTGACACCGTGCCGGCGCGTTGAATATAATCGCAGCAGCGCACTCGATGTTGCAATTGTCATTAAAGAGAGATAAAAAGGGGCCAGTCGCGATTATGCGGCTGACCCCTCGTCGTTTCTGTAGTGTTGCAGCCGCAGGTCTAACGCCGAAGGGTCCACAACGCAAGGACTCCTAACATTATGGCCGCCTACAAATACCCCGGAAACTTCGTCCAGATGGACTGGCTTGCTTTCGACCAGGCTCTCCCGCCTGGTACGCCGCTGAAGATATCAGGCATCTACAGGTGCACCCAGTGCGGCGACGAGATCGCTGCGAACAAGGGCGATCCGCTCCCGCCGCAGAACTGGCATCAGCACAAAAATCCGTTTCTACCGATTGAGTGGAAACTGGTGGCTGCGGCACAGCAGGTGGCATAACTAGCCAAACCACTGATCTTCCCATAGCTGGGTCTTCAGCAATCCAGCGGGGCGTCGGACGCGCAAGTGCCCGACGTCGTCGTGATTAGGTAGCCGCAAATAGCAGCGCACCCACTCGGGCTTGTCGCAGTGCCGGCATCTGCTGAAAACCCTATATGGGTGCGCGCTTCCACCAAAGACATCTATGAGATCCGCTGCCATGTAGGTGTCGCTAGTCCTGCACAGGCTGCAGCGCACCACCAGCAGGCGCCCGTCAGTTGCCGCCCCGTCTAGCGTCATTGCGTCAATGGTCCGGCGGCTCGGCGTCATGCTCATTTCTTGAGAGGCCGCTTCGTTGCTAGAGCCCGTGCGACTTCGGTCTTGTGATAGCCGGCAAGCTTGACGATGTCCTCTGCGTCGAGCCCGATTGCCGCCAGCCGCCTGATGTTCGCGGCTGGCGATACCTTGATCAATATGCTCATGACGTTCTCCTTTCGTTCTGGTTATGCCACCAGAGCCGAAAGGAGTCTAGCTGCCGTTACGCTGCCAACAGTTGGGCAGGAACTTCGTGGCGAACGGTGACCGGGCCGCGGCTTGTCGGCGGCCCTCCATTGCGCGGACGAACGTACAACTCTGCGACGTACTCGACGCATAGCGGCGGAGGGGTTTTCTCGATGTTCATGATTCTGCTCACTGGTTTTGGCTGTTCAAGGCCAGAACCGGCAACGGGCCGGCAACCGGGGTTTGAACACATGCCAGTGAGACATGCCGACTTGCTTTTAGGGAAAGATTCCCTTGGACATGGCGAGCCGACCCCGGTATAAAGCCTACCGAGATGCAGCGACCGCCAAGTCGCTACTATGCAGATCAGAGCCGCCAAGCTCTTACTGCGCTAGCAGGGAAACCCCGCCAAGGGTGCCTGCTTCACTGGTCCGGGTGTTCAAGCCCACGGTCCAGCATACAAGACCCAGAATTAATGCATAGCTAAAAAGCGGCCCCTCCGGGCTGCTCTTGCTATTTCTGTGCTTGACGCGGAACCGACTGCGCGTTTTGGCGCTACTGTTTGTTGACGTACTGGCTGTCGGGCTCGATTGAATCACCGAAATCCTCGTGATGCTCGCAATCCTCGCACTCGGATTCCCACAAGCACATCCGCATGACGATGTCCGGATCCAGCTTCGCCTCGAGCAGCAATCCGCCACCATCAATGGTTTGCATATGCGCCTGGCGAATGACGGTCTGCAATAACGCTGCCGCCTCTTCCTGATATGCGATTCGGTAAGCACAAGACTGACAGCCAAAAATGTTATGCAATATACCGCCCCCCCTGTCGGAGCCTGGGGCGGTTCGATGCGTCGAACAAGGCAGTGGTGTTGTCTTGTTAAAATGCAACAAGCCCCGCGGTGAAGCGGGGCTTGGGATCAATCTGCGAATAGCCACCGATGAAGAATTGTCGAAGGGTGTAGCGAGTATCTCGGCGGGTAGTCACTGTCCGCCCACACCTTCCACCGCGCGGTCACCAACCACCCCCGAATAACACCTCGTCGGCCCGCAACTTCAGGTCTGCCACGCTGCCCGTATTGTGCAGCACCATGTCGGCATCGATGCCACCTTCCGACGAGTGTGCGCCGGCAATCCCGCCGCGACCCTGCAGCTCGATCACGACGCCGCCGAAGCGCCGCACTGTGTCGGCCTCGTTGTCAAACCGGCAATCATCGCAGACCACGCGGCCGCCATTGTCCAGCACGTCGTTGGCGACATCTGCCCACAGCCCGGTCCAGAACTCAGGCCCGATGATGTCGCGCCCCCACTCCGTGCCGATGGTCTGCATGGCGTAGCGCGGTGTCTTCCCCTGGAGCAGCGGACAGGGCAACTCCTTGAGGTCGCCCTCGATGTGCGCGTCGGACAGGCCCATGGCGCGCATCATGGCCTTCAATGGCCCAGCGAACTTAACGCGCACATAGCCGTGGCGCTCGATGAGGTATTCGGCCAGCGTCGACTTGCCGCTGCCCGCGTGGCCGGTGAGCGCAACCACCTTGGGCAACTCGTGCCGCAGGTTGTCGTTCGCCACGGTGAGTGGCGGGCGGTGCCAGGCGTTCCATGCCTTGCTGTCGCGGGTGAAGGTGTTGTCGCCGGACGGGTGTGGATCGCCAACCAGACCACCTGGCGCGTAGCTTTTTGCCCCTGTGAAATCTTCCGCGCTCAACATCTCAGTGCCTCCCACTTTCGATCAATGCCCAATACGTCGCCAAGAACTCCGCCTCGGCCTGCTCCGGCGTCCAGAACTGCAGCGTCACGCCGAGCGGATTGTTAGCCAGCGGCCAGACATCATCCGTCGGCCTCATGTTTTGGGCGCGCTCGTCGCCAAGGATCCGGTGATCGGCCTCATGGACGATAATTGGGTAGTCGTCCTGGGCGAGACGGAACCGCTGCGCCACGGCATTCCACACACGCCGCTCCGCCTCCTTATAGCCAGGCAAGAAGGGCTTCACTGGACGCGGCACGTCGACCAAATAGGCCTCAGGCGCGTCGTGCAGCAACCCGGCCAGCGCCACATACGGGTCGAACCCCTCCGACAGCACCCACCGGGCAATCAGCACGGAATGCTCGGCCACGCTGTAGAACCGAAGGCAGTGGCCGGCATAGCGGCATTGCATCGACAAGCTGTGCGCTATGTCTTCGATGAACACCTCGTCGGAACGCGGGTCCATCGGCCAGAACTTGCGGCCGATGAAAGTCTGCATCCAGTCGCCGGCACGCTCCCGTGCGGGCTCATTGTCGTTGCTGGCCGTAGAATGCTCCTGTGCGGGAGCGTACACAGCGTCTTCGCCGTGGCCAGCCCAGTCGTCAAAATTGACGCTTCTCGGTTTCTTGTAGCTATCGCCGGGTGCGCTGCCGTAGTCCATCACACAGCCTCCTTGCCGGTTGCCGCTCGCCACCACATCCTGCGGATTGATGAGGCCTCTTGGTCTCGGCACAGCCACTCGATGCCGCTCCACACGCCAGCGGCGGCGAGCCATACCAGCGCAACCGGCAGCGTCAGGAGCACCACGACCGCAACAAACCCTGCGAACAGCCACGCGACGATCGCGCGCAGGGCCTTCGATTTGATGTTCCAGATGTTCATCTTCATCTCCTCTTCGAATTTTCGTTGGCGCGCAGGCCATGGCCCCAGCCACGAATGCGCCCGGTGGTCATTGCGTCAGCGGCGCGACTGACCAGTTCGTTCGCCGCTTGCCGGCTGACACCCATCGCCCGCCCAATCTCGGTGGCATTGTTGCCCGCGATCAGCAGCGTCACCGCGCGCCGTTGCCTCTCCGGAAGCGTCGGGACTTTGCGGAGGACCGAGGCGAGATCCGTCGCGCCCTCCTGGATTGGCTCCTCAAAGATCGCCGGGTCGGCGTGTGACTTCGCCTTGTTGAATCGGCTTTCTCGGTTCTTCAGGTGCGTGAACGCGCCGCGCACCTGCCAGTGGAGGAAGGTCGCCACAGAGATCGACGGGTCATAGGTTTTCGACCGCATGATCCCGAGGCACGCCTGCTGCACAATTTCGTCGCGGTGCATGTAGTTCATGCGGATGGCGAAGGTGTAGATCAGGCCCAGGTTGTCAGTGATTAGCTTGGCGAGCACTTCCGGCGCCGGCGGTGTGTTCGCAATGGCGACGGGTTCAGCCATTGCGCTGCGCCTCCACGGCATCGATCATCACCGAGATGTCGTCCATGAAACGGTCGGCGTGCCGCAAGCGGGACAGATTAAGAGCGCAACGCGCGCCGTGCAGCGCTTCGATCACGCGCGGCGCCGCTTCGATCCGGATGCGGGCTTGCCGTGCCGCTTCGACTTCGCCGGGGTTGTGGTCGCGGTCGGTCATGCTGCCTCCTCGTCGATTGCCATCAGCATGCGCGCTATCGCACTCCAGGTTGCGGAGCGGCCCTGCCACCACGCGGTCGTTTCCTTTGCGCGACCGTCTCGCGCCATCGCGGAGCAGACTTTGGCTATCTCCTGACATTCCGCGGCTGCTCGATCTCGCGTCACGCCGCAGCCCTCCGCTCGCCATTGTCATTCGCGGCTACGGGGGCGCGGGAAGCGCCCACAACCATCTCCGGCCGCAGCGTGTGCCTGCCTACTTCACCGTGCTGTTTTGAGTAGGTGATGACCTTGGCGGACCGCCAGCTAAGCCACCCGCCGCCCGCCGCATAGGCATCCGGTGCGGCGAGCGTTTCGTGGCGCTCGACATACATCAGGCCAGACTTTCGACCCTCATCCGAATGCAGATGGCCAATGTGAGCGTAAGCGTACTTCGACCGGCCGAAGAGTTCGCGGAACATGCCTGCAAGCGTGGCATCTACATTGGCAATGCCTCGCTTATGTCCGTGGTGCAGAAACAGTGCCGTGTTACCCCATTCATACGCATAGTAGAGCGACGGGGAGTTATCGACCGTGATGCGCGGCTCGTCTTCATAGAACACCGCAAACATTTCACGCAGCCAGGCAGAGGAAGCTGGATCGTGGTTGCCGGAAGCCATGACGATGTGAACATGCTCGTGCTTGGCCAGCAGCATGTCGATAATCCGCCGCATGCATCGAATTACGACCCGAATAACCTTCTGCAGTCGAGAATCTGCATCGAGCACGTGACGGTGCGCCGGCGTGACAGATTCCAGGCTATCGTGATGCATCAGGTCGCCGATCTGTCCGAGCAGCGCCGTATGCGCCTCTGGGCTCTGATCGATGGCAGCAGCGAACCAATCTAGCAGCAGATCTTCGGCGATTCTGACGTCGTAGTCGGCCCCTGTCTCCTCGCGCCACGACAGCATACCGAAGTGATTGTCAGAAACAGCGAACAGGTTGAGCAGATCGTCGCTTGTTTGCCGTAACGGCGCCACAGCGCGCGTCGCCCGCGGCAGTTCTTCCTTGAAGGCATCCACGGCTGCCCGCATGGCCGCAAGGGCGTCACCGGCTCCTGCTCGCTCCATGATGTGCTGTGTTATCAGCCGACCTTCGGCATCCACCAACGAGGTCTTGCCCTTGATCGCCAAGCCGTCGGTCGGCTTCCATTCCTCGCCATGCTCTTTGCGCTGGCGCACGAACGTACCGTTGGGGGTTTCGGTAATCTGGCTGATCGCATACCCCGGCAGCGTCTCCTGGCTGCCCAGCAGGCCACGCTCGGCGGCGCGCTTTAGCCTCGAGCAAAAGGTGTTGCGCGGCAGGCCCAGCGAGGCGGCGGCCGCTGTCTTATTATCGTTGTGCGCGCGGTAGGCCATCGCGGCTTCGATCGCGAGGTCGTCGGTGAGTGGTGGTGTGGTCATGCTATCTCCTCAATATGCGGATAGCGCCGGGGAGATTTCCGCCGCCGTGGTGTTTCGTGCAGGCTTCGTAGTTGTGGTCTCGACCGCCACAGTAGGAGCAGCGCAGATTCGCGCGGTTGGCTGATCCGCCCCACGTTTTAGGGCAGTGGCTTGTTGGGTGGGCGTTTGACCCGCAATAGCCGCAGCGCATCAGACGTCCCACTGCATGAAGCGCTTGAGCGCGTTGCCAATTGTGGCCGCCGCGCCGCAGTGGACCTTGTTGCGCCCGTAGGTGGTCATGTGCTCGCCGTGGGGGAGTGGGCTGTCGTGGCAGACCCGCGCATAGATGATGACCTGGTCGTAGCCGTATTCCTTGGCGATCGCCTTCGCCGCTGTTATCGGGATGCGCTTCACGCCGCCACCTTCCGTTCCTCAACCGAGAACCCCGGAACTTCCCGCAGGCCGGCGCGAACTGCCTCGTCAGCCATGGATTGCACCAGCGCCGCGAACTTGCCAGGATCCCGCCCATAGGCCCACTCAAGCGCAGCCTCTTCGTCAGTCAACGTTGCCACCCATGAGGTCCGTAGTCCGGTCCCGGTGGTCGCAGCCTTTTCGGTGCGGCGCGCAAAGCGATCAGCCTGCTTGGCCGTGTCGAGGATTTCCTCGGCAACCTCGCGCTCTGCCAAATTTCCAGACGAAGAACGGATGGCAGCCTCGGCCTCGGCACGTAGCGCATCGGCTTCTTCCCGCGCCTTTCGGGCAGCTTCCGTGGCAATGCGTTGCTGCTCGACACGCCATGCGGTCAGCAGAACACCGAGCGCATCCTTGCCAAGGGCGACCTTGCCCTTCTTCGCCTGCACGTACGGGTTGTAGCGCGCCTGGATCGCGTCGACCTGTTTGTCCAACGGCGCCTTCTCCGCGACACGCAGCGCCTCAGCTTCCTTGCCGGCCTCGTGCAGGCCATCGAACAGCGCCGTGATCGCCGCTGCCATTTCTGGCGTGGTGATTGGCTCGCCGTCAGCGAAGTTCTTGGCCTCCTCGTAGAGGTCGTCGATCTTGGCAAAAGCTTCGGTCGGGTCGATGATAGGATCAAGCGGCGGGCCGCCGTTCGAGCCGCCAAGCACGGCGCTGGTCGTGGGCTCAACGGCAGGCGTGGTGGGAAGTTCGCGGCCTTCGGAACGGGCGACTGCGCGCTCGTATGCGGATGAAGCGGGCCGGGTCATGCTGCGGACCAAAGAACTACGTGTTCAAATTGACCGACCCAAGTAATTGCCACAGCAATTAAGTTCGCAGGGCCAAAGGCGGACAGAGCCAAGCCCTTGAGCATGAGCCCAACAGTCACAACGTCTCGGTCAAAACCGAAAATGCCAACAATGGATCCTAAAATCCCGACGGCAAACCATGCCAGCACCAACAGCCACGTCTTTCCAGCCATCAAATCTCTCCTCATTTCGAAACAAAAATAGCCCCGTACCCAATCAAGGGTGCGGGGCTACGACCTCCCCAAAAGGGAGCAAACAACGCTGGACGGCACGACAACCGAAATGCCGAAGTAGGACGGAAAGCCAACAGGGGTCGGCGCGAGAGCCACCCCAACGTTCACGCCCGCAAGAAAGCCATTGATAACCCAGCCGCCACCGGACATGCCGCCCGCCATGGTGCCATCCATGGGCATGGCAAGCTTCCAGTTATTTAAGGTGCGCGCCTCACCGGCCACGGTGAGCGTGGTGGAAATGTCGGTGAACTGAAGCGGATTGCCATGCGCAATGCCGACTTCACCGACGACGGCGTCATAACAGGCCAGCGGCACAACGTCGGCCTGCGACGGGCCCGAGATGAGAGCGATGTCGTAGGTTTTGTTCGCCCACAGCACGGCGCTTTCGGCGCCATTGATTTTGACCGCGGCAACATCATTGACGACATGCGCTGCGGTGACATAAAGCCCATCGCCGATGTGGGTGGCGCTGCCGTGGCCCGTAGCGGTCTCGACCTTGACGTGGGCGCTGGTGAGGGGTGTGAGTTCCGCGACCGGCCCTCTGGTCGCAACGTACGCCGGAATTAGCAGGATCGCGGCTGCCGCGGCCCCGATGATTACGGCGCGCAGGTCGGCACCGCGTGCCGGAACAAATCTGGTTTCGCTGTAGGCCATTCGCGGTCTCCCAAATGGATAACTGCGAATATTATGCGCCAGATTATTCGAAACGGAATATTCTATTGGGCCGGATTTGGTGATTTTTAGGGTTGACCCCGCACCGACTCCATCATCCGGAGCGAGCCCGCCCGGTAGTGGGTCGTTCAAGGATACGATCGATGCGGCCATTCATGCTGGTGATTTGCGCGCCGATGCCGCCGATGGCGTCCATGATCTGGTCCGTCACCGACTGCAGCCCCACCTTCGTGGTGTAGGTCTCTGCAACGTGAACCTTGTGGGCCGCCAGGTCGCGCTGGCTCTCGCGGGCCACGAGCAGCGAGGCCTCGGCGCGCAGGTTGGCTTCGTCCCGCACCTCTTTGATCATGACCTGCACGCGCCAGTAGATCGTGCCGGCAACGCCGAGCAAGCCGAAGACGAACCCGGCCAACTGGAGAATCTGCGAAATGTCCATGCTTACTTCCCGCCCAACAGCGCATCGCGCTCGGCATAATAGTCGATCAACGCCTGCTGACGGGCGCCGCATTCGACAAGCGACACGCGATCCCGGCTCCAGAAGCGCTCAATGGCCCGCTGTGTCATCTCGCCTACAGGTAGGTTGGCTGGCGGCGCGCAGGGCTCGGTCAGGTAGCTGTCCGGCGCGGCGAGGCGCGGCCGCTCACCGGGGCCCACCAATACGCTGGAGCCGGAGCACCCCGCCAGCGCTAAGGCCAACGCGGTCAGCGTCGGGATCAATATCAGCCTCATGGGCCTGCTCCTGTAGTTCGCGCTCGAGCGCGGTAAGTTCATTGCGAAGTTGGGCGATCCGCGCGGCCTCGGCTGCCTTGGCTTGGTCGTTGGCCAGTGCTTGGCGATCGAGCTCGGCGAGGCGCTGGCGCTCGAGGGCAAGCTCGCGCTCCTGGTATTTTACCGACCACTCCAGCGTGGCGCGCTGGTAGCCCTGGTTCTGCGCCCAGAGGTAAGCGCCGCCCGTGGCGGCGACACCCAGGCCGGCAACCACGAGCCAGGCCGCGATTGTGCTGCCGCCGAGAAGGCGGGCGAGTAGTGCAATCATTGTGTAGCGCTTTCTGGAATGACCGAGGTCGTTGCCGTGGCGAGTGCGGCATCCGGCGCAACACCGGCGGCAACCGCGATGTCTGTGGCGTCGACGATCGCCTTGCGTTTGCTGGAATCGTCCCACACCGCTCCGAACACGTAGGAGCCGAGGGTGGAGCCGGCCAGCAGGATAAGGCCATTGGCAATATCTCGGTGAAGCAGTGTGTCCTTGCCGAGGACGATCAGGTAGCCGACGCCGAGCGCGCAAAAGATCAGCACGCCGGCAATCGCAACTCGACGGCGCCACCATTCGAAATCGCCGTTCGTCGTGACTGGCACAGCCTTCGCGCGGCGAGCCATCAGACTGCGGCGGCCTGGAAATGCATGGCGTCCCCCTTGGCCCAGAGGCCGCCCCACACCCAGCCCTCCTTAGCGAAGATTTCGACAACGGCCTTTGGCATCATGCCCTTGGCAGGATCGTACTTTACGCCAAAGCCGTTGCGCGCCGGATCGAGGTCGATTGCGGCCGCATACGCGTGAACCGATAGACCCTTCTGGCCGCGCTTGGCCCGGAAGTTGTCGACGCCGCCGAACAGATGCATGCGCGCGGCCTCGATATTGGCCTGTGTTCCGTAGTGCGCCTTGATGGCGGTCAGGATGCGCAGAAGGCTGTCGGCGCACTTCTTGTGCACCGTGATCTTGCGCACCGGATCATTCAGCTTGCCGTCGCCATTGCCATCCCATGCGAGCACCATCTGGTAGGGCGGAACGATCGTGGTGAGGTTCGCAGCCTGCCAGGCAGGATCGCGGGCGCCGTCGTTATTAGCGTCGGGATTGCCATAGAAGGCATTCATCCCGGCCTTGTTCGGCCAGTTTGCCATGTATTCTCTCAATGCAATGGGGGTTGGTGGCGCCTAGCGCCGGCAGACGGACATGCCGAACCAGCGAGCTCGCGTGAGCCAGCGTGGTTCAGTCATGGTGATTTCCTGGTTGTTGCGCCCTAGCCGCCCCCGCGCACTGATGCGCTAGGCTTGGGAGGACAGGCGATGAACGTGAATGTCTTCGTTACGCGGGTGGATGGCACATTGCAGAACGATCTGCTGGTGTTGCCCATGTCTCCACAGGCAGCGATTCCGGAGCAGTATCGGACTGGCTGGAACTACTATGCGACGGTCGACACCGGAGATCGCATGTTTGGCGATGTTGATGCTCAGACTATAGAGGCAGAGATTGCACCTTCCGGCTTTGCAGTGGTGAAGTCCCTGTCACACGGATCATTGTGAATGCCGAGAGGGTTGAAGATCGCAGGACTAGCGATTGCCAGTTGGGGACTGGTCGCTGTTGTCGGATGGGCTCTATGGATGCTGGTGGGTTAGATCTGGCTTGGGCTAGTTTAGCGGGCCGAGCGCTCGGCCCGCTTGCTAGACAGCAGCGGTGGTGTCTGTCTGCCGGAGAACTTCTAGGTACTCTTCTGCAGCCACAGACCAATTTCTTGCGGCAAGACGCTCGTATAATGGCTTTTGCGCTGCCAACAAGGCGTCCCGGTTATCGAGACCCCAGACCATCTTGGCCGCCATACTATTGATGTCCATGGGGTCGAACGTCATCAAATCAAAAAGCTCAGGGTCGGTGACAATTTCGCGCACTACCGGGATATTGCTCATGATCGATGGGGTGCCAACTGAATAAGCTTCGGAAAAGGTAAAAGGGAACCCTCCCTCGAACAGCGTCGGAGTGACAGATAAGGCCGCAAGGCGATACAGCGCGGCCAGCACACTGTTGGGCACAGATTTGAGTGACAGCACATCTGCCTGGAGTCCGCGATCAGCGATGAACGCCGATACCCTTGGGTTCGCAGCAAGGTTAGCGGTTGCAATTAGTTTCGCGGGGCGGAAGCTTTCTCTCAGAACTTTCTCATAGGCCTTGATAAGACCTTCGATGTTTTTGTGCGGTCGGTCCTGTGACGAGTAAAAGAAAAATGGCACGTCGTCGAACCTAAACCCTTGGAGATACTCGGGCAGCTCGGCTTTGCGCTTTCTTATGTGCCGGTGCAGCACATCCAGTGCTTCTTCCCGGCTAGCGGCGGCTTCCGCAGATCTGAGGTCCACAAAGCCGTGGCGGATCACTGTAATTCTATCCGCAGGTATCCCGTTTCTCTCGACAAAATGGGCCGACTTCACGTGATCGCTGTAGCAGATGAGATGGTCAGCGTGCCCCACGCTCTCCAGTATTCTTTCATATGCCCGAACATCGTACTTGGAGGTGAACTGCCCAGGGTGCTCGTAGAAGACGATGTCTGGCGCAGCCATCACGATCTTGCCTTTAATGCCAGCCACTTCGGGCCAGAACATCGAGGGCACGTACCACACTCCTATGTCAGCCCGATTGTTGATCATCGAGATCACAGCGTTTAGCTCTCGGGACCTAATCCGGTCCACGATGCCTCTTGAACTGATATCGTCAAACACTCGGCGCAAAATGGCTTTTGGTCGAGCCAGCTTCGATGAACGGCGCGCCCTCTTTTCCAGTTTCAAGCTCAGAAATGCCAGCGAACCGATCAACCCGAGGATCAAGACCGGGATCGCCAGCAGCAGAGCTACAACAACTCCGAGGATTAGCCTGCCCACCATCTCAAGAGTGGTTCTGGAGGCCAGCCAATACTCCAGCACCCCCAAAAGCGAATCCCGCACGCGGCTCAGCCTGCCAACGCGGAGTGTCTTAGTGCGGGATCTCCGGGTTTTAGCGAAACGCCACGCCCGAATGAGCGGCGGCTGCCCCACGGTCCCGACCACTTCAACTTGCGAGATATCTATTCCCGCGTCTTCCAGCAGCGCTTGCACATCGCCCCTTAGCCACCCGGGGCAGGCTATTGTAACAGATGCCCCAGACTTCAGTGCACCTGCAATGACGAAACCCATCAGCCGCGATATCCCTTGATAAGGGTCGAGTTGATATGGGCTGTAGCCGATGAAAATACCTAGGCGGCGCATGAAGAAGCCCTCTTGAGAATATCCCAGTATTCGGCCGCGTATCCGCGCCATGAATATCGTGAGAGATCTTCTTGAGAGGGGAGTTCTTTCCTTAGCGCGGGCTCCTTTCCCTCCATGGTCTTTAGCGACTCAGCCATTTCTTGCGGCACCTTTGCGTCGAAGAAAACCGTGGGAAGCCCGAAGCGATCGGATATATACCGCATCGGTGGATAGTTGCTGGAGAGCGAAGGGCAACCAAGAAATGCGGCCTCAGCCACAACGAAAGTCCCGTTGTCAATTAGCGTTGGGTGCCACAGGAAGCGGGCGCCGGATAGCGTTTGAGCATATTGCCGGTCCGTCATCTCGCCCCCAAATGTGACGTTCTCCTTGAGTATATCTGATGCGTCCACGGCGTCCCGAATGCGCTTAACATAATCATCCCTGCCGTATTCGGGTCGCCACTCATGTTCCGGGTCCATCCAGTGCGTATGCGGACCAGTCACCTGCACGCCGAGGGCACCATCTAGCTCTTCATAGTATATCCGAAGGGCCTCAAAAGCGCGGAGATGGTTCTTGTGCCTCGTTGGGTTCGTCGGCCAGACGATATATGGCTTGGCGATTCGATTGCTGAACTTGTGGCCCATCAGCGGTGAAGGATCGAAGTCCATTGGCGCGAGGTGAACCTTCTTTTGGGGAACCCCGGCATAGGTCACAACGTCCGCGCCGGTGTGCGGCGTTGTTACAATCACTGCGTCTGCCTGACGTACAGATTGCAGGTAAGATAGGTCGGCCTCTCCAGGCACAGGCGTGGAGAAGATATGCGGAATGTACCTCTGGATATAATCAGTTGCAAATATCGCGTACGGGCGCACCGGCGCGAGCGGTCGCCCAAGCCGGTCTGAAACGACCAGCCATAAATCAGAGTCCATGCAGTTATTTATGCCGTCCTCTGGGAGAAAGTACTGGTCATGCTCCAGGCGAACTTCCCTGCCTTGAAGGATGTTAGCAGCGCGTACCTCAGCGGCACCGACTGCTCGCCAGTGCACTTCGCGAATATCGATCCTGTCTGCGATCAGGTCACCGAAATCCCGGTCTATGTCGTACGTGTTTGGCAGTATCGCGACACGAACTCGGCAAGGCTCACCGGAGCTTTCACTCCCAAGCTGGATCATCTTGGCAATCGACTTGGTAACCCTTAGTGTACCGCCTCGGTAAGGGGCCGGCAGGAATACCGTAATAAGCTTGAGGTTTGACAGTGTTCGCCCTCCCGGAGTGCAGGAGCACATACCTCAACCCGAAAGACGCTTCAATGCCGGGCCGGTTATTTTCAGTTGGAGACGATCTTATGTTTTGGTTTATTGCCTTCCTCGGGCTACTGCTCATAGCAAGCGCGATCATGCGACTAGCGGAGGCGGTTGAGCGTCGGGCTGACCGTGAAACAGACCAGCCCGACAAGAACTTCCAGCCGGAAGATGATGAGGAACAGAATACGCCGAAAGGGTTCGGCGTTTACGGCTCCTACAAACACCCTTTAGTACCTTGATTAGCCTGTAGCGGGCTGTGTCGTAACGCTGTCCACGTACGACCCATCGGCCAGTTGCAGGCTGGCCATCTTGTTCACGCTCGTCCCGCCGATAAAATAATTGCCTGTCACGTTATCGCGCAGTTGGGCACCGACGAGCAGGCTGCGTCCCGTCGAGCCTTCGGCGACATAACCGCGGCCCCCATTCTCGAAGGATTGCAGCCCCGTCAGCATTAAGTCAGTTGCTTGGCTGTAGAAGCCATGATTGCCCCAGTTATGGGTGACGATCTGGCCCATATTCACTTTTGCACAGCTGGCGTCCATCCACACGCCGAAGCTCGTGGCATCCAGCGTTCCAGGTGCCATGTTTCGCCTGCCGCCACTTCTCAACGTGTTGATATTCACCCGGTCGGCGTTAGCGAAATAGAAACCGGTGCCGCTGTTGATACTGGAATTTAGGTCATTGCCGTCGATGTACTGGACGTTCTCAAATCGGGCGCCTTCACCCACATTGTTGTCTGCAAACAAGCTGTTGATGTGGAGCGCTGCTCCATTGGCGAAAATAAATCCGCGTTGAGCGGCTGTCGGCGTATAGCCAAGGTCAGTGTAGCCAGCGAGCCCGGTGCATTCGACGCGGCGAAGGAACAGACCCTCGAAGTTTCGGAACTCGTAGGCGGGATACTCTTCACCCATATTCTGAGGACCGAGGCCGATTTCCACGTCTTCAAATCGAAGAAACGCGAAACCATCTCGCATTCGGATACCGCGCCCGCGACACCCGAATGCGTAAACGTTGCGCACGAGCAAATCCCAGATCACCGGCGTGGGGGACGAGCCCTTCGCGTCGTTGTCATCGAACAACCCTCCAGAATGGAACGACCTCACGTTTTCAATGATGGAGTGCTGAATATAGATTGGTGAGGCACCCGTAGCCGTGTCCATGTAAAATAGAGCGCGACTGCCGGTCATGGCACTCCCATCTTCTACGAACCCGCCTAGGTGGATATGGCTTGCGCGTAGAAGAAAACTGCCAACGTTGCTGACGCGCTTGATCTTGCATCCGTTCCCCGACCCCAGAAGCTTGACCGGGTTGTTGATGGCAACGTTGCCGTCGAGCAAATAACTCGTGCTCGCCTTTGGAATGCGGATTTCCTCCCCTGAGTTCACGGCGCCCTGAAAGGCTGAAACAGCGCTGTTGCTGCCATTGTCGATGACCGTGCTGGCGAAGTCCTTCAGGGAGAAGAAACCCCGCGCCTTGCCCTGCTGGAGCGTGCGCAGCGGCGTCATCAGTTTAACGCTATCAGTGCCTTCCTCAGCTTCTGTCGAGTCAGCGTATACCGACGCGGAAAGGCTCCATTCCGTGCCGCCAGCGGCAACCGTGACATCTCCCTTGTCGCCGTCTGTAACTCCCGCGCCCGCCGCTGCTTCAATCGCTGCGTCACGCGCAATACCGGCTGCTGTGGCGCTTGCCGCAGCGCTCGCAGCCGCACCAGCATCAATCAGAAGCTGATACTGCTCATCTTCGTTCAGATAGAACATTACCATGCCGGTCCACTCGCCGGCAGAGAGTGGATTGCCTGCGAGGTTCACGATCTGGCGTGCGGTTCCGCCGCCGACCGAAAGTGTCATCGGCCCTGTGTTAGGCGTAGCGACCTTGGCGAAGAACACTTCAATCGATGCTGGATTTACCCCAGCCCCAAGGATGCCAGTCTGGGCCGTTCCAGACCCCGCCAAGTCAACCTGCGCAAAGGTATCAGGGAAGCCGCGTCCAAACACCCAGGCCGAGCTACTGCGGCTATAGTAGCCAGCACCGGTGCCGGTGAGCACCACGCCCATATAGTTCTCATTCGGCGGCGTCACGGACTGCAAAGCAGTCAGCGTATTGCGCGTGACCGACTGCCCGCCGCTGTTCTGAATCATCTTCAGCAGCGCGCGGATTTCAGGCTTGCGGGGCTTGTGGTCGCCAGATGCCGGGACACCAGAGGTGTTGTAATCGCGGTAGACAACGTCAACAGAAGAGGCCACTTCGGGGGCTCCATATAAATAGGGCCGCCCGAAGGCAGCCCCTGTGTGTTGGTGATGTGTGTGGTGGTTCGGCGCGACTACGTAACCGTCACGGCGCCTGTAGCGACCGCCGAGGCTTCGTCGCCCCCGCCGTTGATGGCGACCAACCAGAAGTACCGAGTGCCAGCCGTGTCGGCACGGCTGTAGGTCCACGGCACCGAGGGTGAACCGTATTCGGTATGGACCAGCGTCGCGGTTGCGAAGTTATTGGTGGTGTTGCGGTAGATGCGGGCGCCGACTGAGTTGCTGGTGGCGGAGTGCGTTGCCGAGAACTCGACGATTGCCGCGCCGCCAGTGGCGACTACGCCAGTCAATGTAGCTGGCACCGTGGTATCGGCCGTAGCTGTCAGGGTGACTATGGCCGAATAGTCGCTGTAGACGCCGCCCGGCGAACGAGTGCGAGCCCTAACGTCGTAGAGTGCGCCAGTTGTAACGGCTGCGGTCTGCGCGAACCCCTGCCCGTCCGTGACAGACATGAAAAGCCAGGAAGGTTCGCCGGAGACGCGGTATTCAACTTCCTGCAAAAGCGATGTTCGGCTGGGCTCTGTCCAGGTTGCAGGCAGGTATGTGCCCACCACGGAGCCGTCCACCACGAGTTCTGCGGCGGTGACGTTGAAGTCTTCCGGCGGCAGCAACGATATGGGCGTCGAAGTGATCGGTGGAATGTTTGGCGCGTCACCCTCTTCTAATTCCGCATCCCAGTCATACGCCGACGCACTCAGGGATGTGACTTCAAGCTGCACGCCGGTTAGGTTGTCGAGGATGCGCACCGACTGTATCAGAAACGTGGTGTCGATGCCGAGCGGTCCGAATTTTATCGTGACAGTCTCTTCACCGAGGGCGTTGAACCCATAGAAGTTCGTGACGATCGTTCCCACCCAAAGCGGATTGCGCTTTGCGGTGTGAATTTTTGCCAGTCGTCGAGCCTGCGCATGCGACTGCACCATTGGCAGGTTCAGTTGCTCGGAAAGCACTTGGCCGCGCAGTGCTATGTTGGCCGTGTCAAGCCAGCGGTCGCCCTCGGTATCCATGTAGTCCTGCTCAGGGTCCACATAGGTGAAGTTGAGTTCGTTGAAGGCGGCCAGGGCGGACTGGCCCTGCCGGAACTCGCCGCCGACGATATGGCCTTCGGTCGAGTCGAGCGTGAGCGTCGGCTCGACCCACTGCCCGCCACGGATCGCCATCTTTCCGGCGCCGTTGATGTAGATGTCGCCGTCGCAGGCTGCACACATGCGCGACAGCACGGTTCGCATCTCCTCATTGAGAGCGTATCCGCCATTGATGGTGTAGCGCTTGATTGAGCCGCCATCCTTGAGCGGGACCAACTCGTCGCACAGTGCGGCGAACGCTTGAAAAGACGGAAGGTCGACTTGACTTGCCAACTTTCCAGGGCCGTAGGGGAAGCCAGCGCCGTCAACTCCTGTCAGATAGTCGTAGATGACGTCTGCCGGGTTGTCCGAGAAGATGCGAGCGCCGGTTCGAACTGATGTGACCAGCGAGGCATCCATTACAATACGGACCCCCGGATTACCCTGTGGGTAAACCTCGCCGATTTTCTCCTGCGGGACTTCATGAAACATGGCGAGGCAATTCGCGACGCCCCTCAGTCGGTGGTCTGCACCAACTTCTGCGAATGCGCTGTCGAGAGGCCCGTGGACCGTCTGGTCGTCAGTCCCCATTTTGAACAAGAGTTGTGCAGCGTACTCCTCGCCATACTGGTATGGCGCATCGACCACGAACCCCCCACTACCAATGGTGACCTGTTGATCGTTGAGCCAAATCTCGCGTATGGCGGAGATTTCTCCCTCGTTGAGGGTGGTGCCAGAATACAGATAGCCGTCTCTATCCTCGAAAAACCAGAGCAGCCCGCCGACCTTGTTCCTGCCGTAGAACCGCCAGCGAGGACCGACAGACTGCCGAACCGTCGCCTGGCGCTCTTGAGCCTCTGGTCGCTGCTGTTGCGGAGCAAATGCGCTCGCCAGGAGCGATGCACCCAGCAGTGCTGCGCCGATCAACGCTGATCCAACGAGGGTGGCGCCAAGGCCGGAAATGGCGCCGCCATAGCCGATGTTGACCAGAAAAGCGACGCCGATGGAAAGAGGGTCGCGGCGGCGACGTGCGTCACGCCTGTTGGGGCGCCAAATCCTGTCCCACATTGATCGACCACGCTCGCAAAATTCGGGGGTTGGTTAGGAAGGTAACGCCTGTCTCGGAGCGAACCGCCCAGCACGCACGTGCGCCAACGCGCCCGATGCAGATTGCCCCGTAAGGACGTCCGCCGTGCGCGATGAGACCAAAGTCACCAATAGTTGGTGTGACGGTGCGACAAGACCCTGCTGACCGGGCAATGCGCGTCACCAGACGCTGTAAGCCGTGATTGGCTACCAGCACCGCATCTTTCTGCTCAGATGTGGCGTACGTGCCCCGCAGCCACGCCGCGGGGTCAACACCATGTACATGGAGCCACCAGTTGGCGAGGAGCAACGAACAGTCGTTTTTCCCCCATTCAAATGGGCGGCCAGACTCGCGGATAAGGAACTCAGTCAGGGTTCTGGTCGTAATCATCCGCGAAGCCAATTCACAGTTTTGAACAACAGGCTGGCTACAAACTCAAAGCCACGATCGCCGGGCCAACGTGCGCGCTGATCGGTGTCTGTGTAGAGTCCCCATGGCGCTCTAACGCGATCCACAAACAGCGTCTCAGCCGTAAGCGTGATCGCCTGTTCTTTGACACCAGCTTGAAAGGTGAGTGTGTCCATGGTGCCGGCCCAAATGGCGATTGGGTCGTCAAGCGGCACGCCAGCAGCGGAGAGAAACTGCAAATATACGGTGCACGGCTTGCCGGTCACCTCAGAAGCAGAGTTAACCGCAATCGCGATCAGATTGTTGTCGACGCCGGAGAGTTTGAAAGTGGTCTGCGGCGCGCCCATGTTTCTGGACTGCTCGAGCCCAGAAACGGTCCCCATTTGGCCGAAGCCAAGCCAGTCCTTGCCGCCTGCGGTGAGGTATCCGTGACCATCCCAAAAACGCTGTGTGCCGGACGTGAACTGAAATTCGAAAAGCGTTGAGGCTTGCACGCGGTGCCCCGCGGCAAGTTCCTTGACGGTGTCGGGGAGCATGGCGTGTCCTTAAACGGCAGAACGACCAAGCGCCTCGGTCAGGTTGAGCTCGACTTCGCCAAATCGGCCCAACCGCAGAGGCATTCTGCCAGCCTCGTCGCTGTCTAAAACCCAAATGGCCTTGGCATCAAAATCGACCGTATCGCCTTCGTCTGCCGCGGCGCGAAGCCCTGGCTTAAAGGTGATGTCGATCACGGTGTCGTCGTCTTCTGGAATCTCCCAGTCGGTCACGACGTAAAGATAGTCGTTGATCGAAAAGAACACGCCAGCCGTCATTCCGCCGTCAAAGTCGGAGGCGAGAACGCGCACCGAGTTGGCGCCACGTGCAGCGGCGACCTGCACAGCGCTAGCGGGCTGCGCCAGTCCATAGCCGGTGTCATCGCTAAAGAATGTTTCGTCGCTGTGCGGAACCTGCGTTCCATTGTACGACGCACCAACGTCACTGCGCCCGATACGGTATCGATCACAAACGCGGGCTCGCAGGTAGTTGAACCTGCCATCGAGCTGGGCATTTACGGCACGCCATGCACGTGCTCGACCAACTGTGTTGATCGGCAAGACGACGCGCCACTTCCAAATCGATGTCATCGGAGAGACTACCTGCTCCATGCCGTTCAGGGCCGTACCGCCCGACCTGGTGTTTGGCACCAAGATCGGGTCAGTACGGTCAGAGATCGGCTGCGCGAGGTCGATGATTGTTGGCATTCTTACCCCGTGCCGAAGCGAGCGTTATATTCACCGGCCGAGGGGCCGGCCTGCTTTGAGGATGTCCGAACCGCAGCGCCGCCGATAGCAGGAGCGGCCTTGGCCACACGGCTGTCCGCCACTTCTGTGACGAACGGCAACAGATTGCCATTGCTGTCTGCCGAAACCCCGACCGTGATGTGAATGGCGCCACCACCCTGCGCAACCGGACCCGGCGCGCCGACGTACCCGCCGTTGGCATAACCCTTGGCGAGTGCTGCCAGGTTGCCGACGCCGAGTCGTGCAGTTTGGGCCTTTGTGAAGACGTACTCGCCGCGGTGCACCACGCCCGCCGGCTCATTGCGCCCGCCGTTGCCGGTATACCCGCCACCGGCGAAGCCAAAGAGCTTGCCAATGCCGCCAAACAGGCCGCCACCTCCGCCACCGAACCCGCCCAAGAGCATGTTCAGGCCGATGTCGATCACCTTATCGAGGACAGAGTTCATGGCATTGCTGAGAGCGTCCGCCGCTGATTTGCCTTCGCGAAGATCGGAAATGAACCCCTTGATCGCGCTTTTGCCTGCCTCGTCGAAATCATTGCTGATTTGCTTGAGTTGGTCTTGGCTTTCTGCGAGCCGAGCAGCTTCAACGCTGGCATTCGCATATCCCGTGGCGAGCTCGTCGATGCTGGCCTTAAGTGCCGGCGTGAGTTCCAGTCCTGCCGCCGTAGCGGCCGACTGCAACTCCTGCTGCACGTTCAGCTTCTCGATCGCGAACCCGTAGTCGTTGACTAGCGGATTCAGCGTCGCCTGGAGCGCCGTCTTTTCGGCGAGCAGGCGATTTTCTTCGGCCTGCTTTTTGAGGATGTCGTCGAACTTTTCGCCGGGGGATTGTTTGGAACCACCGCCCTTGCCGCCTGAGCTAGCTGGAGGCTTGTACTGTGGATCTTTGATGCTGATCGGATTAGAGCCATCAACCACAATTTTCAGCGGTTCTGGCTCGGCCTTTCCGGCCATGATGGCAGCCAGGGTCTCGTCCTGCGGCGTCTCGCCAACAAGCGCGAATGTCTGGTCCAGCACTCGTCCGGCGGCGCTGCTATTGGCGGAAAGCCCAACTCCACCTGTAAGGTTGTTGGTCGTGATCGCGGCATCAAATCCAATACGCTCAAGACCAGTAATCTGGGCGATGGCGTTTGAAAGCTCCTGGACCTTGTCGATGCCGGTTTGGATGCTGCCGACAAATGTCTGCACCGGCCCAACGATATTTTCCAAGAAGATCGCCAAATCTTGGACGCCCTGCCCAAGTGACTTAAGCTCGTCGTTCAGTAGCGCGCTAACGCCAGCCGACTCGTTGAATCGGCGAGCAACATCAATCAACTGGGTATTGAGGTTTTCAAAGCCCTGAGAGACGGTGAGCGTCGAACCAGCGACCTTCTCCTCGAGGATGGTGGATCCAGTAGCGAAGCCGTCGAACAGCGCCTTGGAAGACAGGTTGCCTTCCAGCATGATGGCGCGCAGTTTGGCGACGGAGCCCTCTGCCTCGACGATGCCGGCGGCAGCCGCCTGCAAAATGGTGGGTGCGCCTTCCAGGATGGAGTTGAATTCTTCCGCGCGCACCACGCCCGAGCCCAAAGCCTGGCTCAATTGCAGCAGTGCGCCGCTTGCCTCGGATGCGGATTGCCCGGAGACGCGTAGGGCAAGAGCCACGTTGTCCGCAAAGCCCGTTAGGTCCTCGCTGGAAACACCGAGCTCTTTCTGCACGAGCGCAACGCGCCCATAAAGATCGACCAGACTCTCAAACGGGGCCGCATTGCGCAGCGCTGAATCGCGAAGGCTGTCGTAAACTTGCGACAGGTCTTCACCTGCAAGTCCCGCGACTTTCAAGCTATTTTCGATGCGGACCGAGGCGTCGATCAGCGACTGTGCGCCTTGAAGTGCGGCGACGCCGGCGAACGCTGCGCCTATTGTTCGGCTGACGCCATTCATGGTGTTGGAAATATTGCGGTTCATGGTTTTGAACCGGGTCTCGATCGAATTTGCGTTCCTATTCGCAATCCCGACCGCGCGCTTCATTTCGCGCTCGTAGCCTGCAATTCGGGCTTCAAGCGAGACGAGCAGCGTTTGAATTTGATCCGCCACGTGATAGCCTCTCGATGGACCGACAAGCGGCAGGTGAAGATGGGGACGGCCAAACTTCGGCGGTACTGTCCGGACGACGACAGGATGGTGCTTGCGGAGAAGCAGACACCGAACCACGTGCTGCACTTGCTGCTTGCACTGGTGACCGTTGGCTTCTGGATACCGGTTTGGGTGATCGCCCAAATCATGAGCGAAATGCGGGCGTACCAGTGCCCTCACTGCGGCGCAAAAACGCGCCACAAGGCGCCGCGAGGATGGAAATCCCCGCAGCGCGCATTATTGGATGACTAACCCAACCGAGCCACCTGATCGAAGAACTCGTCTGCGCTAGGTGGCTTGGCTTCCGGCTCCGTGGCGTTCGCCGCCTTGTAGCCGTCGATTGCTGCCGTCATCTGCCACAGCGTCGATTCATCAACCTGCCGTGGAGAGAAGCCTAAGATGGCCCCCCAGGCGAAGAAGTGGCTGAACTTGATTCTGGCGTTGGGGTCGGCGGAGTCTCCGCCTTCTCCTGCTCCCCCACGGGGTCGCTCGGGTCGCCGACCAGCGCTTTCATGAGGATGATTTGCGCATGCTGGCGGCTCTCCATCAGCCCGCCGTCTCGGTCGTCAATGTAGCGCTTGACCAGCGTGTAAGCCGCGGACGGAACCATGCCGCCACCAATCAGGCCCAGGCGCAGCGTCTCGCGGATATCGTCGATCTTCCAATCGATGCTGCCAAGGCGCGACAGGATGCGGGCTGGGCCGGCATCGCATTTGTCTTGAAGCTCGCGAAGTTGGCCTATGGGGAGGCGGAACCGTTGCGGCCCGTCCCCCCAGATTAGCTCGGCGATTGCGTCGCTCATGTGCACTCCTCTCGCAACCTATCAGGCCGCAGCGTCAACCCAGGTGATTTCGCCGGCGGACTGGAATGCCATTGTCGAGCTGACAATACCTTTGCCTTCCTTAGCTAGACCCAGAGAGGTCATGACGTACGGGCCGGCGAAGTAGCCGCCACCGGAGGCCAGCGGAATGTCGAGCTTGACGCGCATGTTGAATGGCTGCGCTGCGAGCATTAGCCCGCGCAGGACGCCGAACGAAACCGGGTCCGTAGTGCCGGCACCATTGATGCCAGCGGACAGCACGTCGATAACTCGTCCCTGCCAGTTCGGCGCATCTTCATCTTCGCAGTTCGGCTCGACGAAATCGGACGTCGAAGCCTCGATCGTAAAATCCCGGCTCGTGTTGATGCTGCAGTTCGTTGCGTAGGTGCCGGAGCCGGCGACGGCCTCGATTTGGATCAGCAACTTGGTAGTCGTGGCCATTGGTGGCTCCATAAAAAGAAAGCCACCGCGAAGGTGGCCAATGTTCAGGGGGTGTGGTGGGCTCGCCGTTAAGCCGGCGTGGTCTGCACGTTGATCGTCAGCCGGACCCGACTTGTCAGTCCGTCGGGGTCGCGGATGTTGTCGATGCGCTCCACGAACATGCGGTCGACGGCGTGGCCGGCCACAGTCAACGCGCCTTCATGGAACCGGTCGCGCAGAGCGGCGCCAATGCCCTTGGCCTCGGGGAACCCAACCGCGCGAGACCACGCGTCAAGCACGATGGTTGTGTCGGTGCGATCTTCGCAGTCTTCGTCGATTGGCGTGGCGTCAGGCGACCAGAAAGCGATGAACGGGAAGGTTGCGGTAACTGAGCCGGAGGTTGAGCGCGGCACGATATCATAAACACGCGAGCCGGCCGCCGTGTTGAGGGCTTTGCAGGCGGCGACAAACGCAGCCTGGAGCGGAAGGGATGGGTCGGACATCAAACACCTGCCGCAGCGCGTGCTGCCTTGCGGATTGCACGGGTGGCGCGAGCCTTGGCCTTCTTCTTGATGGCGCGGTAGCTGGGCCAAAAGAAAGGCTGTTCCTGCGTATCGCTCGTGCCATGTTCGACTGCCAATGCCATATCGTAGCCGTTGACCGTAGTAGCTTCGCCACCCGCACGCACCACAACGGCTAGATCATTCCTGCCAGGGTGCTGGCGAATTGTGTCCTTCAGATCGCCCTGATCAACAGCGACGATCGCCTGCGCCAGATCGACCATTTCGGCGGCCGACTTTACCAGCACCGATCGCACTTCGTTTCGCGTCGCCTTGGGGATTGCCTTCAGCCTGCGCTCGAGCTCGCGGAGGCCCTTGATCGAACTAGCCATCAGCCACTCCGATCTCGACGTCGCCGTCGATGTAGTCGCGCCTTGGCCGTGGAACCCAGGTGCGGATATTGTATGTCTGTCCGGAGCGAGCATCGACAAGGCGCCAATCGGGGTGCACAAGCGCAGCGGCGGTGCTGAAGCGGGCGGTGACGATATAGGTGACCGTGCCCTGCAGCCTGCCGGCAATGACAGCCTCGCCGCCCCGCCGTGGCTCGACAGATGCATTGAACCTGCACTGCTCGACCCACGCGCCTTGCGTGTTGCCGTATTCGTCTTCCTGCTCAACCCGACGTTGGGCGATTAACACCTCGCGCAGAGGCCCGGCGCCGGTTTTCTGTGCCATCCGGCACCGCCTTTCCTGCTGCGATTGCAGCCTCGCCGTGGTCTCGCTTCACTGTGCCAGACCAGCCGGCGGGCCGATGGATTGTGACGCGCCCTTTGAAATCGGGCACGTCCCAGTCGAATGGTGCGGTGAAGCGGACTCTCATGCCGCTAACGCCAGAGATGGCTGGAACGGCGCTATTATCTTTGCGCCTTTGCTCTTATTCTCAGCTCCCCACAGGGGCTGCAAATTTGAGAGCGCCCAAGCGCGGTGAAAGTCGATGTCGTAAGGGGTTTCGTAGTTGTGAACGGCCAGCGGAATGACGTGGTCAACGTGCCATGCTTGGCCGTAGTTGTCCCAAGTCATGCCCACCTCGAACCGTTGCTCGAGGTGTGACATTAGGTCTTCAAGGGTGTAGCCCAGCAGTTCAAATGTTGATCTCCCTGCTTTTGAACCCTTGGTTAAACCGCGCCAAAAACCAACGCGGATTGAATTCTCAAGCTTGCCCCTTGGAGTCGCCCTTCGGAGTCGAGAAGTTTCGCGACCCACAGCCCGCGCCTGCTCAAGGTTTGCCGCCCTCCTTGCCGCACGCTGCTTCTTTAGTTTGTCTGCATTGGCTAGGCGGTAGGCCGCATCGGCGGCGATTTCGCGCTCACGATTTGCGGCATACCTGGCTCTATCGCGAGCCCGCATGGCTTCTCGATTTTTTTCGCGATACGCGCGTTGGTCCTCCCGGACCCGGTCTGCGTTCGAAGCGCGGTATTTTGCTGTTGATGCCGCGCCAGCAAGAGGGGCCCTCTCCTTCCTGCGCGCGCGTATTTCTGCAGCACGTCCGGGGTTAGCAGCGAAATATGCCTTTTGGTCGGCGCTGCTACATGCCTTACACCGAGGCCGAAAACCGGAGCCCTGGTTGCTCGCTTTGGAGTAAGCCGAAAGCGGCTTCCATTCGCCGCATTTTGTACAATTTTTGCCTTGTATCACCCCATCGGGCGCACTAAGTGCGTCGGTAGCCATATTCGAACCTCGTACGTTCGGCTGCGGTCAGAAGCCGATCCGGTGCTGAAACATCGGATCGGCTTTGCCGGATATGGTGATCCGTCGTATCCAATTCAAGGGCTATGCGCTTGCCGTCGCTGAATATTGAATGTCCAGCGCAAGGACGGTGGTCGACTTTGCAATTCCCAAGTGCGTTACAATATCACCCGTTAAGACATCTGCTCTCGGACATATCCCGCCAGGTGTCGGAGATAGGTACATTGCCACGCCAGCGGTGAGCGCCGCGTTGAACGTCACGTCTCCAGCCTTCACGATCGCCAGGGGCTGGCCGTCGGCTGCATTGTTCAAAGCCAGACCGCGTGGACGATCAATGCCAGCCGCACCGTCAGCGTCGGCCAGAACATATTTCCCGGTGGTTGTGTTCAAACTCACAACCTGACCAGCCGTAATAGTGGCCCCGGCACGGCCGTGCTCGATCGTGGCGTCGGAGGAAGCCAGCACATTGCCGGCGGTGATGGTGATGTCGGCCATATCGGCTCCTTGTGGCGCCTAGCGCCGGAAATTGGTGGGCTATGCCCAGTTGCGTAGCGGAAGCAGAAGCGCCTCGACGCCTGTGGTGGGAGCGCGCCCGCTAGAGCGCGCTCAACCGCTTAGGTCAGGTCGGGGGTTGGCGTGGAGGCTGGCTTTGCCAAGATGGCAACGCCAGCAAGGAAGATGTTGCCGGAGTCATTGCCGGAAGGCGTCACGGTGACACGAACATAGCGTTTCGGGCCGCGATACGCGATCTTTCGGCACTCCACATCGTCGGCAAAAGTAAAGCCAGCCTCAGCCTCGGTTCCATCAAGGAAGCCGTCGGCGACAGCAGCATTATCGGATAGGTTCGATGCGTTGCCATCTTCAACCAGAACCGCAAAGGTTGCGTTGGCGTCGGTATTGGTGCCGGTGATGATTACGAGTTCACAGGCTTCATAGCCTAGCGTGTCAATAATGCTGGACACCACAGCCGTGTTGTCGGTGCGAGCCGCCACGGGCGCGATCAACGGGACTGGATGAATGTCGGGGTGGATAGAACGAATTGGCATGGTTGCTCCAGTGCAAGGTGGTGACGCTTAAGCGAAGCGCCCGACGCGGTAGCGTTCCAAAATGTGCTGGACGCCCATTGGCAGTTCCTCGGCCTTAATGTCCGACGTGACAGCCTCTCTATGTTCGTATAGGTGCCCCACAATGAGGCGGACGGCGTGCTTTAAGTCTGCCGGGCAAGTCTCATAACCAGCAACAAAAACGACCTTCACAGCGCCGGGCTCGCGGGTCACTGCGGGCCACGCAATATCGCGCTCCGGCCACACACGGCACGGCTGCGTGTCGAAATCAACGCGCCACTGGTCGACCGTCGCCGCGTCTCCATTGGAGTCGGCATACGTAATCGACGTTATCGCGGTAACGGGGCCAAGCGGGATCCGGATTTCGCACGGAAAGTAGTCTAGCGACAGGCGCCAGGACTGCGGCGATAGCGCAGTGCCGATGCCATTCGGGCCTTCGATAAATGCCGTTGCCACCCCGACCAGATCGGTTAGGTAGGCATCGTCGTCGGTATGATATTCTGCCCGCACCTGCTTTTTTGCCTCTGCAAGCGAGACAACTGGCGAAGCCGGCGGGGTTACTAGTTTAAGCCGGCTCCACTCGTTCATTTACGGCGACCCTTGGTTGCCCGTTCGGGCGCGGGCGGCTTTACAGCTGCCTCGACGACTGGCTCAATCTCCGGAACCTCAGCAGGCGGCTCGATTGCCTTTTCAATGGCAGGCGGCGTTGCCTTCTTGGTGCCAATCAACTCGGCGTACCCAGCGGCGACCCAGCGTTCGGCGCGAGCTTCTGGAATTTCGTATTCTTCGCCGGCATCGTAGGAAACGTCGACACCACCGCGGCTCTGCAAAATCTTGACGCGCATGGCGACCTCCAAAGTGGAGGGGCGCCCCGAAGGACGCCCCATTGTGGCTTACGAAGCGAGGTTCTGCAGGACCTTGACGGCTGCGGTATCCAGCAGTTCGCCGTCCAGGCGGGTGAAGCCGATGAAGCCGACCTGGCCGTAGTCTGCGTAACGCTCAACCAGCCGCTTGATGGCAAATTCCTGGACCATGCGGACCAGGTACTTGTTCATCGCGCCGAAGGCGATCGGCTTGGCCGATGCGGCGATCGAGGCCATGGCCTGGTTCACAGCATAGTTGTAGCCCAGGATGGTCGAGCCAACGCCGGACTTCACATCTGCTGGCTGCCAGATGTAGTTGCCCTCGAGATCCTTGAGCTTGCGCAGGACCTTCAGCGTGGAGTCGTTGAACATCCATGCGCACGACGGGTCGGAGCGGTATGCCGGATCGACGGAGTGCTCAAGTTCGATCAGGTCGTCGAACGTGATGGTGATGTCGTCGGCCGCGTTCACGGCGGTCGCGGCAGTCACGATACCGTTGGGCTTCGAGGAGCCGTCGCCAGTGGTCAGGTGAGTGTTGCCGATGCGACCAATGCGCTCGGCCATGGCGTCGCGGATGATCTGCTCGACGTTGAGCACGGAATCCTGCAGCAGTTCGTCGGACACCAGAACCACACCGGAGGTGTACTTGAAGGCGTCGACGGTCTTGGTGCCGAATTCGATTTCGGACAGCGATACCTGCGCATTTTCCGAGATGAGCGCGCCAACGTTGGCGGTGTCGTTCATGGTCGGGAAGGTCAGCGCGGCGCCGGTTGCAGTGGTCAGGACGCGGGTCACGCCAGGATCCAGCATGGGACCCCAAGCCTTCAGCGACTTGACGAGCTCTTCCTGGAAGATGGTGGGGACCAGGTAGCCGCCGGCGGTGGGAGTGCCAACCGACTGCGCGCGATCTTCGTAGGACTTCAGAACGCCGCGCTGTTCAGCGGAGAGGCTGGAACGGCCGCCACGCACGAAGGTGCGGAAGGCATCAGCGTACTTCTCGGCTTCCGAGCGGGTGTCCTGCTCGCCGGGCTTCACCGAACGGTTTTCACCGTTGGGGCGGCGCTCGTCGGCAGCGTTGAGTTCGGCCTCGCGGGCCTGCAGGCCCTCTTCGCGCTTGATGCGGGCATCGAGCTTGTCGAAGTCGGCCATGGCGGCATCGTATTCGACTTCGATTTCCTTCGCACGCTCTGGCGTGGTGTCGTCCTTGATTTCGTCAAGCTTCGCACGGGCGGCAGCGACGATAGATGCCTGCTTCTCACGAAGCTCAAGCAAAATGGCCATTAGTGGCTCCATAGAAAAAAGGCCCGCCGAAGCGAGCCGATATGGTGGGGAGGGTGTGCGCGGTGAGGCGGGCGCCTGCTACCGGGTCGTGCGAACCTTCAAGTCAAGGCTCTTTGATAGGCGCGCTTTGGTATTGGGCGCGGCCCTACTCACCGGCGGAGCCGGCTCGTCCTCAGCAGGTTCGCTGGGGTGCGCAGAGCGCCACTCCTCAAGCGAACGCTTGCCGATCTCTGTGTCGTCGAATGCTGGCCAGGCGACGGCGCTGACTTCCATCAGGTCAACCGCCAGAATGGTGCGCTGCGGTGGCTCGACGGTCTCGTCCCAGACTTCCTTGGTCACGCGGAAACCAAAGCTCATCCCTGAGATGTCGCCCCGCTCAACCAGCGTCCAAAGGTCATTGCCGTCCGTGGTATCGGGGACGTCGATCTCGCAACGCAGGCCCTTGGCGTCCTCTGACAGCCGAAGGGTCCCTGACTTGGTGCGCCCAATAACGCGGCCATGGTCGTGGTCGACCAGTGCTCGGACATCGCCGCCCAAGGTGCCGGCAAAAGCGCCAGGCGCGATCGTCTCGATCCACCACCCGCCAATGTCCGCCGGGGAGTTGAACACGCTGGCATATCCTACCAAGGTGCGCTTATCCTCTTCGGCTCGCGTTTCTACGCCGAGCAAGCCGCCGCGCTTTTCTGTCTTGATCATGCGGCGTCGTCCTTCGGTGTGGTGTTGTCGTTTGCTGCGGGTTGTGACTGCGATTTGCTCGCAGCCACCTTTTCCCAGGCGCCAAGCGGGATGGTTGCACCCTGGATGTGCAGGAGTTCAGCGTCCCCGCCCTTGGCTGGCCAGTTCTCCATCCCACGGACTTCGTCCGGGCTATTGATGGCGTTCTGGATGGCAAGGCCGTAGCCTTCCATGCGAGTTTTGAAGTCGCCGCGAAGCAGCCCGTCGACATTAAACGAGCAGAACTTGGTGCGATTTCTTGGCGAGAACAGCTTTAGATTTAGCTCGTCTTCCCAAGCCTTCAACCACTGCGTGATTGTGTGCTTGGTGAATGCCAAATCTTGCTGTTCACTATTCGAATAGGTGGCGTTGGTCAGGTCCTGCAGGAATGCAGGCTGAATGCCAAAAATCCGCGCAATCTCGATAACCTGGAAGCGGCGGGCCTCTTCCATCTGAGACTTCTGCGGGTCGACGCCTACCGGCTTCAACTCATGCCCTGTCGGCATGATCAGAACGTTTCGACGCTCCGCGTTCGCATCTCGGATGGACTGCTCAACGTCTGAAGACGCCCTCGAGGCAGCTGCAGGGCTGGGCATTGGCCCATAAAGCGCCAGCGGAGGCACGCCACCATTCGCAAAGAACTTGCGGGCGTACTCATCCAGCGCCAAGGCCAGGCCAACAGCGCCCTTCAGCTTGCTGATCGGGTCAACATGCGTCAGACCGTCCGCCTTCAACATGAAGGGGACGTCGATAATCTCGTTGCCGGCGTAGGTGATCTTGCGGCTGCCGTCCTGGTATTCGTAGGACTTCTTGCCGCCCACCCTGGTGATGGTCATTTTCGTCGGATCAAGCGGCCAAAGGTTCATTACCCGGCCGGCCTTGTTCCGCTCGATGAATGTCAGTGCGCGCCCATGAATGAGCGTGTTGATCATCGAGTACTTGCGCCAGGCGAAACTGGTCCACTCCTCATTCGGCGCATCGTGCAGGATGCCGTACAGTGTGTCAGACCGGAGCATTTCCCGGCTCTCGTCCTTGCGGACAAACAACTGCAGCGGCAGACTTGCGAACGTGCCTGCAATGAAGTTTACCGCGCACCAGACGGCCGGCACTTCAAGCGCCGTTTCCGCCGTCACGTTGACGCCCGCCACCCCGTGCCAGTCGTTCATCAGTGTGCGCCAGGCGCCAACGTCAGAAAGAGGAACCTGCGGGTTCTCAAGTGAGGCGCGAGCCTCCGCGGGCGGCTTCGCGTTGCCGCGCCGCAGAATATCGTACCAAGCCATTAGGCCACCTGTAGTTTGAAGTTTTCGTCTTCCCAAGGGGAGGATTGCAGCCCGTACGCTTCTGGGTTTCGGCTCATCAGCATGGCGGCATTGAATACCGCCACCAGCGGGTCGATCTTTGCCCGTCCAGCAGTTTGCTTTGTGATTAGCACGGCTCCGCCGCGAACTTCGGTCTTGGCGTTGCCAACACACCAGTTCATCATGCGCGAGCCGCTGTGGCGGAACGTGCCGTCCTTGAGTTTGCGCTCGAGGCCCCACGTTGCAGGTGAGAGCGCAGCGCCCTGACGAATGCCAACGAGCATGCTTCCCTCAATGCCACGCATGGAAAGTTCATCGACGAGCGCAGCCACGCCGTACGGATCGATGCCCACTGCATTTTGTGCTGGCAATAGACCTGACTTGAGAACCTTTTCTACGATGTCGACGGCTTCCCGAAGGTCTTGCGTCGGATCCTCGCACAGGACCATGTCTCCGTCCTTTTCGAAGTCGCGCAACATCGTTACGATGTCCTTGCGCCGCGAAATAACGTCGTCGTGCGCCCACGCCTTTGACCAGCACAGCCAGTCACGAGTTTCGCGACAGCGTCCGATAACCCCGAGGCCAAACAGATCGTCGAGACCACCACCGTCGATTCCGACCGTAATTACTTCCGACCGCTCAATAATCTCGTCCAGAGTGAGCGCTTGGTCGCCCGCAGCTTCCCAGTGGTCAGCGCCGGGCCAACGATCGGCACGAAGGTTGAGGCCGATCTCGACATTCAGGTGCTTGGATAGGAACGTGCGCCGCGTGTCGCCGTCGCCAGCCATTTCCTTGCGCAGTTCGTCGTCCAGCCACTCTTGGCTAACAGACTTGCCGATATTTGGATTGGTTATGTAGGCGTTTGCCGGGTTCAGATAGGCTTCAGCCTGCAGCATTGCACGCGGAAACTCATAGATAACGCCCAAACTTTTCTTGTCTGGGATGGAGCCGTCACGAACGCTGCGAAAATATTCGAGCTTGGATTTGAAGATGCCGGCAGGTGGGGCGTCGCTTTGCGTCGACAGGTAAATTACGAAGCCTTCTGGGCGAGACACAAGTCCGCCGGTGGCTTCGCGCAGCATCGCATCAGCGTTAATCTTCTTGCCAAAGAGCCAGAGCTCATCGACCAGGACAAATGCCGCCTTTTTTCCGCCAACCGTATCCGTGTCTGCGGCAACAACCTTTAGCACTGAACGGTTCACTTTATGGGTGATCGTGCGCAGGTGGTCCTGCACGTGCAAGAGGCCTGCCAGCGTGTCGTCGTGGCGCACCATGTCAGCGGCAGGCTTAAAAGCGTTCTGCGCGACCTCGATTGTCGGCGCCAAAATCAAAAGTTCGGCTGACATCCGCCAATTGCGTATGAGCGCGGTGATCATAATGCCGGCCGCAATGGTCGACTTGGAGTTCTTCTTCGAAATGAGAAGGAAAAACTCACGGATCAGACGCTGCCCCGTCTTGGCGTCATACGCGCCAAAGATGGCAGATACGAAGTCAAACACCCACTGCTCGCAAGCCTCGCCAAATGTCGGGCTGCCAGGCGCGTCTACGATCTTCAACGACTTGAAAACAGCCAGAGCGGCAGCGGCTTCATCGGGGAACAGCGGGTCGAATGGAATTAGGGTCTGACGGGCGACAATTCTGTCTTCCCAATCAGGGCAAGCCGTTGACCATTCCATCAGATTTAGGTTCCGCCATAACTTTTTCGAACAGATGGCGAAGACAACCCTCGCAAATACAAATGACTCCGTCCCCGCTCGCGTTGGGGATGGTTAGGTCGGCAGATGCGGTTTCACACTCTTGGCACAACGGATTTTCGGTCACGCATCACCTCCTGGCGGGGGTGGCGTAGCGAACCTGCCATCGGCAGCAATGCGCTCCGCACCAACCATCTGCTGTTCTTTTTTGCCCAATGCCTTTTCGGACGGTTTTTCGTGAACATAAGGCGCAGCGGCAATTGCCATGCGGTCCCTTCGCTCAGTGTCCGACTCGCTGTCGTTCATTACCGTGAGCATGTAATCGAGTGGGGACATGCCCGACTGCCTGGCGGCCTTCTTGATGTCTGGCGCCACCTTTATCGGCAGCGCTTTGGGCGCCTTGGCGCCTTTTGGCCGACCAGCGCCGGCGCGATACCCGCCACTAGCCATGGGGACAAATCGGGCGGTGCCCGCTCCTAATAAAAATCAAAGATTCAGGAAAAAAGTGTACGTGAG